GCTGACAGCGCCTTAGCAACTAGAGCGACAACTCTTGAAGCTCAGATGGCAAACACCTCTAGCTCAGGACTTCAGTCACGTATTGCAACAGAAGAAACTGCCCGCGCTTCGGCTGACAGCACCTTAGCTTCACAAATTACAGTCCTAACAGCAAGCGTCAACGGTAATCCAAACCTGTTTCCATACCCTACGCCTATAGCCAATCGAACACCCTCGCAATTGGGTTGGGCTGGAACACCTATAACATCAACTTTTTCCTCTGGAGTTGGTGGTTTAGTGTACTATAGAGCACGAGCCTCCGGTGGTTCTGCAATGAACGAAGGTTATAGTTTTGATTTGCCTGAAGCTATGACGTTTAGTACGGGGCAACAGTTTACTTTTTCGTGCTACGGCTACGGCGGAACTGCCACCGTTGGGGACAGACTGTACGCCTTCCTCGATTTTAGGTCTGCTGATAATTCAACAAGTCTCTATATAAGCCAAACTATGACTTTGAATAGTGGAGGCACTAGACAGTCTGCAGTTGGTACTTTCCCTGGATCGTTTACTAATGGAAGACTTCGTGTAGTATTCATACGCGAGTGGCCTTCATCGGGTAGTTACCAAGATTTAGTGTTCAACATGATCAAGGTAGAGTGTGGGCCGATCGCTACTGCTTTCACGAATTCTGCCCAAGTTGCACAATTCTCCTCGGTGAGTGTAGATGCCTATGGACGCGCTTACGCTATCTCCGGAACTCAGACGGAAGTAAACGGTCGAAAAGGTGGTTTCGTTATGGACAACAATGGTGTCCTAACGAATTTTCAAATTACAGCTGATGATTTCCGGATTTACCAATCGGTTGGTGGATCGAACATTGTTCCGTTCCGTGTCGTGGGGGGCCAAACTCAGATTAACGATGCACTTGTTAGAACACTTAATGTCGTTCCAGATGGAGGTGGTCCTTCACATCGCGTACAGTTAAGACCTAACTCAGTGTCAGGAGCAGACGGAGCCTCATTTACATTTTCTCCCGCCTATGGTGGTATTCCACTGATCCGACCTGTTGTTCTGCAACCTCCTGCGCTTGCTGCTAACGAGACTTATGACATTTCAGCTACTAATTTGTCCGCATCAGGCTTTACGATTAGAGCTAAGAAATTCACAGCAGGAACCCCAACAGCACAGTCCTCGGGTGCTGGTTCAAATGTGGGAGGTACTCCACAGTGGCGTGCTCATAAGCCTACTACAGCCGATGCAGACGGTAATAGCTACACTTACTCCTGGACAGCGACTCTCGATAAAGTTTCTCAAGAGTTCTTTGGAGGCTCATCTTGGTATGCAGAATACTACGGCGAGTTTGACGTGTACTACAATTCAGGGTCTAGTTGGGTGGTCGCCTATTCTGTCGGTGTCGCATTTGAAAGTTTCTATGGAACTACTCCACCAGCAACTGTCACAGGTCAAGCAGCGACTTCTACAGCAGTGCTTCCGGCAATCGGCCAACACGGGTCCCAAGAATTCGGGTTACACCCAACAGTCGGGGCAATCACAGCTTTTGCTGGGGTAAATTACACGACAACAAGTCAGTCGAGTGTCGTATCTTTGCCAGGAAACTTTACATTTGATATTTTCGCGCCAACGTAACTCGGGAGATCGGATATTAAAGAAAGTAACTTGCATCGGACTGGTAAAGCTAGTAAAGTCTCCTTTAGTGTAATCAAACACTACTTCAAAAAGCCTTGGAGAGCTATATGAAAAATATCACAAAGTATCTGTACGGTATTCTTACTGTCTTCTTGTTCGCAACACTTACTGCCTGCTCTAGTGGTGAGCCAGCGTCTTCATTGGCTACTAACACAGTTGAGCAAATAGACTCTCTTACCTGCGAAGAACTTGGACAACGTGACGATCAAGGCCGTCCAATTCCTCAGTGCTGATAATAAGGAGCCTTTATGAAAATTCAACTAATCATTCTAACGGTTGTCATAGGGGCCTTTTCTACAGCTATCTTCTTGAAGGATTCTGAGATAAAGACTTTGAAGAAAGATAAGACTGAGCTAATTGATAAACTTTCTAAGGCGAATGTTGCAAAACAAAAACTTCAGTCTGACCTGTTTACTGCACAACAATCTAATGATCAGTTAGTTAAATCATTGGATACATTGTCCGACGACGCTGTTGACACTCTTCAAAAGAAAGCATCTTGGTGCCTGAATCGTGTATCTGAAGTCCGAGCAGGGCTAGCTGTTCCTCCTAGGAAAGTTTATGTTAAAGTTCCCGCTGAGGTGAGGATTCTCAATGAACAAACTTGTCCCCTTACTGATAATCCTGATGTGTACAGCTTGCGAGACCTCCTCCTCGCTGGGAGAAAGACAAATAGTAGTAACTAAGTTCGCCTGCCCTCCGCTAGCGAAAACGTTACCGGCAAATGAACCTATACCAGAAACTGACGTTTTGGTATTTAAAGAAGCCCGAACATTCATAGTCACTGAATACGCCGTGTGGGCTAGAGACTTGTTTGACGAGCGTGTTGCAATAAGGCAATCCTGCCTTAAACTTGAGGAGAAAACTAATGACTGAAGAAGAGAAAATCGATGAAGCTCGAGAAATCTTTAAAGCTTCTAGAAAAGCTTATACAGAAGTTATCGATGAGAAACTGAATGAGGTTATCGAGATGATTCAAGGGGAGGAAGCCGTAGATAAGTATTGGCTAGGCTCACCTCCTCCCGAGTTACAAAGTATAGCGAACACGATTCGCCTGTATCGCCCTAACCCAATAACTGTGCCGCCTCATCTGATGATGGGACAACCAGCTCCCGTAGGTTCGATCTAATGTTGGGACAGCCCTTAGTCATCAGACAAGGTAAGCTAGTAGGAGTGCCGTTTGAAGAATCGGCCTCCTACGGAGGAGCTTTGCCAACTCCGACAGCAATCATAATCCATTTCACTGGTGGAGCTACAGCTCAAAGTTCTGCTGAGTGGTTTCAAAACCCCGCAGCAAAAGCTTCTGCTCACGTAATCGTAGATCGCGATGGCTCCATCATTCAGTGCGTACCGTTTACTCGTGTAGCTTTTCACGCAGGACGCTCCTCGTGGAAAGGTCGAGTTGGGGCTAACAATTTTACAATCGGCATTGAGATTGCCAATTGGGGAATCCTCTCTAGTCGCGCGGACGGAATGTACTACTCAAGTTCAGGGGCAGCAGTTCATCCTAACAGGGTTGTTCTTGCTGAGCATAAGAACGAAAATGTTCGCAGAGCTTGGGAAGCTTACACACCTGAGCAAGTGCGAGCCGTGGGCGACCTTATTACTGCCCTAAAGGCTAGCTACCCTACGCTAGTAGAGGTAATTGGTCATGAAGACGTCGCCCCGAGTCGCAAGACCGACCCTGGACCAGCGGCCCCCATGCGCGTTTGGCAAAGCAAGCTAAACAGTAATCGTGACTCGGACGAAGCTGATTACTGGCAAGTAGACGCTCCAGGAGGAGTAAATCTTCGTACGGGACCAGCTACTACTTTCAAGGTTCTTAGAGTCCTCCCGGATAAATTGAAAGTTGTTTGCCTAGACCGCAAGAACTCTTGGTTTAAAGTTGAACTAAACTCAAATGAAAGTGGTTGGGTACATTCTAACTACTTGAAAGATATCTAATGTAGACCGTCTAGTGACTTTGTTGCTAGACGGATTTACTTGCCTCTGGTTATTTTTACTGCTAAACATTCAGCTAATGCTTTAGCAAGTCAGACCAGAGTAGCGGTGCAGAACTGGTCCTTTCAACTATACGTTTACTCTTGAAAGGCTCCATCGATGTCCGAAGGTGTTTCTTCCTTACGAAAGACTCAAAATAATCGCCTCACAAATGAGGAGATTTCTCATTCTCAATTACTTCAAACAATAATTCTTCACATCGAGCGGCTTGGTGACCGCATGGACCATACTGACACAAAGATTGATGAACTCCGATCAAAGTTCGAAAGTGCTGATCAAAATCGTCAAAAGATGGCCGAAGATATTTCTTCTGTGAGAACAGAAGTAGGAATCGTAAAAGCCAGTGTGGAAGCTGGTAAGAACCCGCCTTGGTATATGGGTCCAATTCCCATGGCCGTGATCGTAGGTCTAGCATTTTTAGCAGGAGGCGGTTTCTGTGTTCTGATCATTAGTCAACTTGATTTTATAGAGCCTCTCACAAAAATGAAAGGCTTAGTTGTCAATGAGTGATGTAGAAATCCCTACTTTCCCAATGAGTATTTTGCATGGCTCACAGCGCCGTGTGATTTTGAATATTGTGGATGGGGATATTCCACCGCTATCTAGCTACTATCCTTCTCCTGCTCCACCGCTACCTCCCGCTAAGGACCTCACTTCCTTTTCAGTCTTTGCTTCTGCTAAAGTTAAGGGTGAGGCGACTCCATTTTTCTACAAGGAAGTCACCTACCTTGACAGGGTTGCAGGGAAGGTGGCAATTGATGTATCATACTCGGAGAGTAGGCTTTTTCCTCTCAGGAAGAAGATTATCATGGATATCGAAGTTCGTGCAGCTCCTAATTTTCAAGAGGTTGTTGCTCAAGCTGATGTCCAAGTAACCGAAGGCTCAAACCTAGACACCTGAAAGGAATAACTCGATGCCAAGTTTCGTCTATAACAGTTTTCTTCGCGATCTCGCCACAGGTGCGATCGACCTAGACACTGACACTTTTCGCATTCTGCTAACTACCTCGGCGTACACCGAGAATCAGGATACTCATACAAAACGCTCTGATATCACTAACGAAGTCGTAGGCACAGGTTATACGACAAAAGGTGCCGTCACTACTGTGACTGTAGCCGCAGTCGATACTACGAACAATCGTGTCGTCACAACTTTCGGTGCAGTCTCTTGGGCATCCTCAACGATTACCGCTCGTAAAGCGGTTATCTACAAGGATCGTGGTGGCGTTGCAACGGCTGACGAACTAGTTGCAGTTATTGACTTCGGAACTGATCAAATCAGTAACAACGGTACTTTTTCGCTGAGTGCTTCCACTATTACTGCACAGAACTAACCTATGACTGTACTCGTTGATCTTGCTGGCGTTAGCACTACAAGCACCGGAACAGGCGGACCGTTGGACTTAGGGCCAGCGCTCGTTGGACATCGGACTCTTGCAGCAGCTAACGCGGCTGGTCAACTACCTAATGGCTCAACACTCTCGTACACGATCCTCAACAATAACCAAGCTGAGACTTGTACGGGAGTCTATGACAGTACCTTAAATACGTTAACTCGTGTTTTTCGTAATAGTACGACGGGTTCTGCGCTTAATTTGACAGGCACTTCAGAAATCATAATTGCAGCCAACGCGGATGATTTCTCAACTTCTATCAGTTATGTACCTTCAACTAGGGCTTTGTCTAGCTCTACGGGCAATGGTTTTACTTTTCCAATCTTTAGTTCGACTTTAGCAGGTCTTGTTCCCCTTTCCGGAGGAGGCACATCCCTGTTCTTAAGAGCAGATGCCAGTTGGTCTAGTGCAGTGACTTCCGTTGGAGGTACAGGTTCAGTTTCTGGAATAACATTAACTGGCTCAGTTACAGAAAGCGGTAACTTGACACTGGAGGGAACTCTGTCAGTTGTCGGAGCTAATTTTGGCTCTCAGACGGCTAACCGAGTTTTCGCGGCACCAAACGGCTCAGATGGAAATCCGTCATTTAGAGCCTTGGTCGCGGCTGATATTCCAACGCTAAATCAATCTACTACGGGCTCGGCAGCTACCCTCACTACACCGCGAGATATCGCGATGACTGGTGACGTAAGTTGGAGTGTCAGCTTTAACGGCTCAACCAATGTGACAGCGGCTGGAACGATCGCTAATGACGCCGTAACTTATGCCAAGATGCAGAACGTGACAGCGAATAGCGTGCTAGCTCGCGCAGCAGCAACAGACGGCGATGTCAGTGCGATAGCCTTGGCTGCGTCGCAACTGTTCGGTCGTGGCGCTACAGGTGATCTCACTGCTATTACGCTGGGTTCCGGACTTTCCATGTCTGGTAGCACGTTGAATGCCGTGAGCTCAGCGGGTAAGCAGACATTGTATATTCCTGCTGAGTATATGAAGTCACGAGTAACGAACGGTCCATCAGCAGGATTTATTGAAACTGTGAATAATAGGATCAATCTCATAACGCTTGACTTTGACTCTATTACACAAGAGTTCGCACAGTTCCAAGTTGCCATGCCTAAGTCATGGGATGAAGGCACTGTGACTTTTGAGCCCATTTGGTATCATCCAAGCGCGACAACTAACTTCGGGGTGGTGTGGTCTCTAGCAGGCGTTGCCCTGTCTGACACCAATGCGCTGGACACGGCGTTTGGCACGGCGGTGCAGGTCACAGACACAGGCGGTACGACGAACGCGCTATACGATGGCCCTGAGAGTGCTGCGGTTACGATTGGAAATGTGCCTGCTGAAAATGACTATCTGATGTTTCAAATTGCTCGAGTGCCTGCTGACGCGGCTGACACATTGGCCACCGATGCTCGACTACTTGGTATCCGTCTATTCTACACGACCAACGCAGGGAACGACGCCTGATGCTGCGGTTAAATACTCTTTTAGGAGTAGGTGGGCGTCCGATAATCAATGACAATGCTTGCCTAGCTTCTCCAATATTCATTGATCCGTCTATTATCGGTACTATGTGGCAAGAGATCACTGGTACGTCTGGCACAGCCGTAGTTGTTGACGGTCCTGTTGGCTCTATTAGAAACCGAGGCACGCTTGGCGGTATAGCAAGAGCCACGAGCACAGGGCGGCGACCTATACTTAGAAACTCCGGTGGACAGTTTTGGCTAGAAATATCTACCGCTACACAATCAGAATTGTCACTTTCCTTCACCTCCCAAGTAACTCCCGTTATTTGGTGGGCAAATGGAATTCGCTATGAATCCACGTCTTGGGCTTGGACAGGTTTTGGTTCTTGGAAAACAGAAGCTAGCGCAGATGCAGACTGGGTTGTGGGCGAGCATGTAATAGGGGGTCGCGTAAACAACACACCATCAATACTTATTACCAGAGGATCTTCAAACAGTAACTCGCAACCTCTCCCGTACTCCCAAGACCACGTCGTTACATTCCTAAGTTCAAGTTCTGCTAGGGTACTTAGACGAGATTTGCTCCCCTCAAACTCAACAGCAAGCAGCTACGGTAATCACATAGTAGACATAGTGCGGTTTTTTACTCGACCCACTGGGGAGCACACTGACGGTCGTTTCTACGGCTTTGTGGCTCGATTCACGCAGCCATCAGTGGCTGAAGAAGAACAAATGATACGATCTATAGCGCGCCGACAAGGACGTAATCTGAAGTCGTTCGACCTTACATCGATCTCACCAACAATTGGAGCTATTGAAGGTGGAACACCTATAACACTGACAGGTTTAGGTTTTCCTGCTGACCCTATTGTTACCATCGATAATGTCCCCGCAACAAATGCCGTGAGAGTGAGTTCTACTTCAATAACGGCTGTCACTCCGGCGGGAACTTTTGGAAACAAAAATGTCACACTCTTATCAAATGGTGAAGTTAGTACACTAGCCTCTGCGTTTGATTATGGTGTTTTTATACTAGACACTCTGACAGCTACCGCTGCTTACAGTACCAGACAAGTTCGCAATGCTTACACGGGTTTCTGCATCCGAGTACGCAGATCAAACGATAATGTAGAATTAAATATCGGATTTACTGTTAGCGGACAATTGGACACTGCTGCCTTGCTCGATCATTGCGGTGCAAACAGCGGATTTGTTACGAGATGGTACGACCAGTCCGGCAATGGATTGCACTTGGTCCAGGACACTACAACATCACAACCACGTATTGTGAACGCTGGCGTCTTAGAAACACTTGGTGGTGTTCCCGCGATTGTATTCGACGCAACAGATGACAGACTAGAAATAGGGACTTGGGGAGACTTATCACAACCCTATACTCAAAACGGTGTTATCAGGACAGCCACCTCATATCCCGGTTTTCCTGCTATGGTCGGTCCTTCAAATGACTCAACATACACAAATGCTGTAACCTACATAGAGACTAATTTTCGCACTATCGGCCCTTTCACTGATACCAACGGTCCTAGACTACCTGTCACAACGACTGAACGACTTGTCTTTACCTCATCATTTGACGGTAATAACACCAATTTTGCTAAAAACGGTGTAGTCACGGCGAATGGCTGGGTAGGTGGAGGTACTCTTTCCGGTGTGCGCTTGGCGGGTCCGGGAGTGACATATCAGGAAATAACCATATTCGGGAATGTTTTGTCTGTCGCTAATCGTCAAATGCTCGAAGCTAATCAAATTGCGTACTTCGGTGTCCCTAGTTTGCCTTGGTCTGGCGTTAATTTACTTGCCGGAGTGAACAATTATGTTTCGGTCGCAGCAAACGGTACAACTTGGGTGGCGGTCGCGGACTCAACAAACCAAGCAGCGAGATCGACCGACAATGGTGTTACGTGGTCGGTCGTCACGATGACAGCCAACAGAATTTGGGAAGATACAGCAGCAAACGGCACAACTTGGGTAGCTGTAGCCTTCGAAGCTGATGCTAACCGTTCTACTGATAACGGCGCATCTTGGTCTAATGTTTCGTTGCCATTGTTTGCGGCTTGGCGCGCAGTTGCAGCAAACGGCACAACTTGGGTAGCTGTAGGAACTAACATTAGCCAATGTATTCGATCCACTGACGATGGCGCAAACTGGGTAACAGTGAACCTGCCTGCCAATCGTTTTTGGTTCAATGTCACAGCAAACGGTACAACTTGGGTAGCTCTTGCAGGTAACGGAACAGACCAATCTGCACGATCAACTGATAACGGAGCATCTTGGACGGCAATCACATTGCCCGCTTCCAGAGATTGGCGCGGTCTGGCGGTCAACGGCACAACTTGGGTAGCAGTTGCCACAGGAAATACAAACCAAGCCGCCCGCTCTACTGATAATGGCGCTACATGGTCGGCAATCACTTTGCCTTCTGCTCGAAACTGGAGGTCTGTCGCCGCAATAGGTACAACTTGGATAGCGGTAGCGGAGAGCAATGGCAATGAAGCAGCCCTGTCTGTTGACAATGGTGTAACTTGGTCGTCTGTTGCCTTACCAAGTGCACGAAATCGACGCGCCGTTGCAGCCAACGCGACAACATTTGTGACGGTCCCTTATGGCAATACTGACGCTGCACGAGCAGTAGTGAGCTAAGAATTCGAGGAATATCATGGACCAGCTTCAAGAGTACGCACTTATCGAAAACGACCAGATCGCACGCACTGAATGGTTCAAGCGCCCTAGCCTCGTGCCGGAAGGCGACTGGCGCGTGATCGGTGAAGTCACGCCTGAATTTAATTCTGCAACGCATCGTCTTGGTGAGAAGATGCTAGGAATACTTGAAAGTGGCGCGGTGGCTTACGTGTGGTCAATCGTTGCATTGCCTCCCCCACCCGTTCGCCAGAGAGTGACAAACGCTGCTCTAGAGATCGCTTTAGAGCAACTAGGATTACTTGAAACTGTTGAGTCATTCGTAGAGCAATTACGTCAGCAAGCTCCAAGGGCTCCTGCCGTGATACTCTGGAGGAAAGCTACCGAGTTCAGAAGATCAGATGCACTTTGGGATTTCTTCGCTTCCCAACTTAATATGACTTCTGAAGATGTTGATAATATCTTCAATCTCGCAGGGCAAATAGATGACTCGTTCAACAACACGTGGGAATAATGTCAGCTAGATTTCTTAACAAAGCATTTCAAGTTTGGCCGTCGGAGGAACCTGTCAACGGCAAAGCTTTAGACTGTTTAGCTGAAGATTTGTATTTCGAAACTTCGGATGGGGAATTAATCACTGTTCCCGCTGGTTTCAAAAGTGACGGTGGTTCAATCCCGTGGTGGGGCCGTGTAGTCATTAATCCAACACACAATCAAAGAGCGTGGTGGGTTCACGATTGGGCATGGGAGAACAACCGAAAAGACCATGATAAACTTTTACGAGAAGCTTTAAAAGTAGATAATTGCCCTAGATTAAAAAGACATTTAATTCTGTTAGCTGTTCAATTTGCTTGGTGGCTTTATAAATGAAATACCCAACTGATCCTCGCAGACTTCTTGAGATCATAGACAAGTTAGAAAATCGTATTCTGGACTTAGAATCCCAATTGCCAGTTTATCACCCTATAGAGGATAATAGGATTAACTATAGGCTTTCGGGAAAACTACTTAAACTTTTCAATTTACTAAAATACGATAAAGCTGTAGAGCTGGATACGCTCTGTGGATATGTCGGTACCGACAATCGAGAAACAGTTAGAATGAATCTGTGCCATCTTCGTAAGAAACTTATTAAGCACGGTATTGGAATCACTAATTATAGAGGTCTTGGTTACTGTTTGATTAAGATAAGTCCTGAAAAAGTTTCATTCTCCATGAGTAGCCAATTACAGGAGCTTTTTAACCTTCTCAGTTATAGTAAGTACTCTACTATTGAAAAACTTATTGTGTCGTACAGAGCTAAAAACAAGAGGGCTATTTATAACAAGATTCATAGTTTACGCATGTTTCTTCAAAACCAAGGTATAACCATTGACCATATTCAGGATAAAGGATATATCTTGCGTAAAATGACTAAACTGGAAACTGAAGATTTTTCAGACCCTCTCTAAAACAAGCTGGCCTTCCGCGCCGAGAGGTTGCCAATTTCTAAGTAATCTGATAAGTTACTCACTCTTGCTTATTCACTGTGCTATTGAGCACAAGGAGAGTCTAAAGTGGCTGATGGTGTACCTGTAACTCCCGGAGCTGGTGTTGAAATTGCTTCGCGAGAGGTTCCGTACTCTGGCGAAAATATGCAGATGCAGGTCGTTGGCTTAGCTACGCTTGAAGGTGCTGACGATGCCAAGGTCGCTACGGATATCTCGCCCGATAATCCGATACCAATCGCTGCGTATGGTGAGCTGATCGAAGTTCTTGAAGCGATGCGGATGGGAATCAATTCGCTTGCTAAGTCTATTGGCTTTGCACTTCCAAACGCCCAAGGCTTTCCGATGATGGAAGCGCGTCAAACAACAGCGGCCAACCTGCAAGTGACTGCTTCGCTCGCAGCCACACAAACTCTGGCCACTTTGACGACACTGACCACGCTGGTTAACCAGCAGCAAATCGGCGGCAATGCGGCTAACGATTTGATTCCCGCTTACATGCACCTTCAGGCCGATGGCCTTCGCTATAACATCACGGTGACCTAATATGCCTACGACAAACGGTAATCGCCCAATCCTAGACCTGAAGCGTTGGGAATACTGCGCTCCTGCTCCTGCCGCGACTGTGGCGGGGTCTATGATCTCATCTAGTCGCCACTATCGACAGCAACAGCTTTTCATTCCCAGTGTCACTACGGCTTTCATCTATCAGCCGAACGAGGATGGCTGGATTGCTATTCCCTCGCCCGCTTTACCTGCTGCTTCCCTGATCGCAGGCGCAGCGGCAACTTCTGGTGCTGCAAGCATCGGCAACACGGTCGGCGCGGCCAGTTTGACCGCAACTGCGGGTACGTTGAATAGCTTCACTACCAACCAGCCTCTGGCGCGAGACCTACGCGGCTACAAAGTTCATATCATGGCCGGACCTAATGCTGGTGCGGTTCTTGACATTGTGAGCAACACTGTCGGCGCTAACGCGGTCATCACTGTACCGACGCAAGGGAATGCGTTTTCGAACGCGACTGTCTACCGTCTGCTTACTCCTGTTTGGTATGTCAGCGCGGGCGGCACAATTGCTGCTGGTTCGTTCCGCAAATACTGCTTTGCTACGAACACTTGGACTTCGCTGGCCGTCCTGCCTGCGACGATTGCAACCGACGCAAAGCTGGTCGCCACGCCTTCAATCGTCGATGGCGACTTTAAGGCTTTTGCGACTGGCACGATCACAAGCGCGACAAGCACCACGGCGGTCAACAGCGTCAAAGCTTGGGCGACCAATCAATGGGTCAACAGCCAAATTCGCATCACTGGCGGCACAGGTGCGGGCCAAGTCCGCACGATCACAGCAAATACTGGCACCACTCTCACTGTCGCAGCTTGGACAGTCACGCCCGACACCACTTCGACGTATGCAATCGAGGGGAATGATAACTTCCTCTATTTGCTCGGCAACAACGCGGTCACCATGTACCGCTACGACATTGCGGCTAACACTTGGTCCACCCTGTCGCCTGTTGCGGCTCGTGCAGCAGCTCCCGGCGCTGGGATGTCAGCCCACTGGGTCCACACTTCTCTTGAGGCTGACTTCAACAATGAAAGCGCCATCATGGCAGGTCGCTACATCTACAGCTTCCAAGGTGCTGCATCAGCCAACCTGCATCGGTATGATATTGCAGGCAACACATGGGCAACGATTGCCTATGCTCCTGCTGTCGAAACCTTCACGACAGGCACCAAGTATGCCCTGCATCATGATAACCTCTACATTCAAAAAGAGGCGACAGGACGCTGGTTTGTGTTCGATACTGCCCGAAGCAATATGAGCGCGTTTGGCACCATGCTCTATCCGCAGGGTGCGGCTTTGGTAGGGGATACGGCTTTTGACGTGGCCTACCAAGATGGGGAAACCGAGATCTTTTACGTCTACATGCTACTCAACACTTCTCCAATACTGTTAAGGCAGATGGTGATCTAATGAATACCAACGAGCTTCTTACCTTACTTAAAAATTCTGTGACTGCGTTGCAGGCAGAGCGAGCTACTGCTAGCTCAAGCGGTCAAGTTGCTCGAGTTTTGGAAATCGAGATCAAAATCCTCGAAACGCAAACTACAATCGAACAGCTTGAAGGCGTTCAACCGGAGTAACTGAGTCATGTTACTCTTATTATTCTCTAGTCAACAAGCAATACTTGCCGCTCGATCAGGAGCGGTAGGTCGAGCCGCGATTGGACGTGTTGCAGTCGGTGCAGGAACTAGCGGTGCTGCTACCTCTTCTTCAGCCAGTGTTACTGTAAACGGTGGAACTTTTTCAGTAGGGTTCTCCTTAACTACTGGAACTGCAACCACTATCAGTAATCCAACTGTTACTGGCGGAACGTTCGTAGTATCTTATTCTCTTGTTGGAGGGATTGTCACTACAATCCGCAGTCCGACAGTTGCCGGTGGCGACTTCACTTTCACATACAGCTATGTCGCAGGCACCGCATCTACAGGAACCGGAGCTAACGTAAACGGTGGATCGTTCAGCGTTGGGTACTCCTTCGCAGGGGGAACTGCTACAGCGATACAGAATTCAACGGTGTCCGGTGGGACTTTCAACGTTGGATTTTCCTTAACTTCCGGAATCATTAGTGTTGACGATTTCTCCACTGGAGGAACGTTCACCATTGGATACGCCTTAGCAGGTGGAGCAGTAACGACTGTTCGTAGTCCAACAGTAGCGGGCGGAGTATTCTCCATTGGATACTCCCTCACTCCGGGAACAGTATCCACTGGAACAACTACGAATGTCAGTGGCGGATCATTCACTGTAGTATTCACCCTTACAGACGGTGTAGTCACCACTGTTCGTAACCCGACGGTTGCAGGCGGAGCACTCTCAATTGGCTACTCGCTAACAGGTGGAACAATTACTACTGTTCGTAGCCCAACTGTCACAGGAGGCGCAGTAGGATTCACTTACGTTTTCGCAGCGGGGATGGCCTCCACTGGGACAACTCAACTAGGTCAGCCGTTCATTGTAACCTACCTGCTAGTGGGCGGAACAGTCACGACTGTTCGAAATCCTACGGTTGCAGGTGGGTCTTTTGTAACAACTTATAATTTCTCAGCAGGAGCCGTTAGCTTAGGGGCAACTCCTTCGGGAGCTGCGTTCTCGTACACGCTTTCGTTGGTTAGTGGAACGGTTACTGCGAACCGCAGTATTTCAGTCGCAGGTGGAACTCTATCCTTTGGATATAATTTCGCAGCCGGAACAGCTTCCGCTGGTGGTTCGGCTAATCCCTCAGGTGGTGTGTTCTCTATTGGGTTCTCCCTAGTTAGCGGATCAGTTAGCACTCAGTCTAATTCAAACGTCTCAGGGTTCAACTATTCTATTGGGTATGCGATTTCCGCAGGAACAGCTAGCGGTGTAAGATTCGTAACTGTTGACGGTGTCAGCTATGTAGCAGGTTGGTCTTTGACCCCAGCTATCGCGTCGGCTGTTAGAAACATCTCGGTTGCGGGCACGAACTTCGCCTTCCCAATCTTCTTGGCTACTGGCTCAGTTACGATTGACGCTCTTACACCACCAAGAGCGCTGACAGTAAACTATTCTCTTTCCACTGGAACCGTCACGGCTATTCGCAGCCCAGTCATATCCGGTGGAAACTTAGGATACCTTTACGATTTCGCAGCGGGTGGCGTAGCTATATCTATCAGCCGCGTAGGCTTCGACTTTGGATTTAATTACTCCTACGATCCAGGTGAGGCCAGTGTAACTGAAGGTATTTTTGTAGTCAACGGAATTTTCACTATTGGTATCCCTTCGATCAAGGAATACACAATCCCATTTACTGCTGCTCAAGAGATTACGATTTACTTGAAAACAGCGTGAGCCGAGCGAGGCGGTTTCCTCGACAGGAGGTAAGAATGGAAGTCGATATCACCGAAATCGTGAACATGGTGTTTCAAGGTGCTGCTCTTTTGATCAGCATTATTGTTGGTCATTTTGTGAAACAGGAACAGGCAAAGAAAGCTATTCTAGGCGCAATCCAATTCGCTTTGGATTTCGCTAAGCAGAAAGTTCAGACTGGTGGCATGTCAAAAATTGAAATTGATAATCAGCTTGTCGCGCTGGCTGTAGAATATCTTAACAAGCGGTTTCCTTCAGCGATTAAACAACTCGGTATCAAGCAGGAGGACTTGGAAGAGATTGTACTTTCTCGACTTCCTAGTACCAATCGTGGTTAGTTAATTTTGAATCCTTAATGAACGAGCCTCCTGCAACGGGGGCTCGTTTGTTGTAATGACAATTGTCTTTGTTTATAGTACAACGAACGGAGATTTACAATGCAGACTAAAGAAACTGAGTTTTCAAAATTCGTGAGGACCACAGATAAAAGTTTTGACCTACGTCGTATCGAAACTGCCGAAGAGGATGGAACTGCGGATTTGCTTGGCTATCATGTGCCGACAGGGAAAGGTTTAACTATTGAGCTCAAGTCCCGACCAGTTAACAAACTAGGCAAAATTGATATGCAACTCAAACCCGACCAGCGTATCTTCCTAAGATGGGCTACACACTTTTTAACTTCACTAGTTGTTGTTGATTTGCAGGACGAGCGTGTGCTAATTCTTCCAGCGGTGAATACGTTAGGGTGGCATACAGGCACTCATCTAACCCAGGAGCTGCAGAGTTTGATCGACTTAGGTGGATTTGTCGTTCCAAAGGAGAAATTGCACGCTGCCCTTGCTGCCTACCTTACAAGGGCGGTTTAGCCTGCCTAAGCCTTGCCCTACCCTATAGCACAAACAAGCCACAGCGCAGCGCCCCAGCCTCCTAAAAGGTCTATTTATGCAGCAAACCACCCAACCCAAGCTAAAGCTAGAGCGAGGTGCTATAGTTATAGAAGGTCAGATGTCTGACAAGCTAGAATATACGCTTGCGACACTTCCTGGAAAGAGTAAGCGGCTAAACGGCACAGTCTATATTCATGAGACACAGCAGAATATGGACTACATTATCAACAGACATCCGAATATTCAAATGGATGGATATCTAAGATCAAAATATGTTATCTCATTTGACGATGAAGAATCTCAAGCCATTCCGGATTTTGCGAAAGACTATGTTTTTCACACCCAACCGTACAATCACCAGAAGAAAGATTTTTATAGATTCTGTGACGCTAATTTCTACGCCTTATTCTACGAGATGGGCGCTGGAAAAACTAAACTGGTCATCGATCTGACTGCAGTCAAATATCTAGCGGGTGATGTCAACACACTTATCGTTATTGCTCCCGGAGGTGTTCATCGACAATGGGCGGAAGAGCAGATACCAAAACATCTTCAGCCAGACATTCAAAGAATGTGTCATGTGTCGAGTGCTCGCGAATACAGAAAAGGTATTGACAACTTCGAGGAAGTCTTAGCGTTTGAGGGTTTAGCTGTTTTCTGTTTTCATTATCAAAGTGTCTCACTCGAAGACGGACCTGTACGAGATTTGATTAATCGAGTCATTCGTACTCGTAAGAAAGTTAAAGTAGTATTCGACGAGTCTACTGCGATTAAGAATGAAAAGTCTAACATCACAGAGTATATGCAAAGCCTTACCTCAAGAACAGTTTGTCGTGCGATTTTGGACGGCACACCTGTTACGAAAAATCTGTTCGATGTGTTTAGCCCCTTCAAGTTTTTAAGCCCAACAGTCTTCGGTGATAACTATTATGCTTATCGTGCTCAGTATGCTGTAATGGGTGGGTACAAGAATAAGAAAATCAAAGCGTACAAAAATCTTGATGAGGTTCAAAATAAGATTGACCGTTACGGAAGTCGTGTTCTGAAGAAGGATTGTATGGACCTTCCTGAGAAAATCATTGACTATACATTTACAGAATTGACACAGCAGCAGTTAGATACTTACTCGCTTTTGAAAGAGCAGTTTGTTATCGATATGAGCGAGGGTAAAATCCAAGACGTCGTTCGTGCTGCTAACAGAATTCAGATTCTTCAAGCTATCTTGTCAGGCTTCATACCTAACCCCGAAGATAAGCCTAAGCGGATTGAAAGTAATCGTGCTACGACAATGGTCGAGTGGTTGCGCATGAACGAGAAGAAAACAATTATCTGGGCAAAATATCACGAAGAAATTGCTATAATCAGTGAGACGCTTGCTAGGAGCTTCAACGAAGGATTCGTTGTTTACTCCGGACTCCAGAACGATGATCAGAAACAAGCAAATCTTAAAAGGTTTAAAACTGACCCAGGAACGCGCTTCATCATTGGCAGTAAGTCCATGGATCGAGGTCTAGACATAGTAGAAGGGAAACGGGCTTTCTGGTATTCACCGACTTACATGCTCGACCAGTATCTACAGGCTAACGATCGTATCCATCGTGGTGGTCAAACTGAGTCTGTGCACATTACCCGATGCACAGCGGGCGGAAAATACGTAGACCAACAGGCTTGGGATACATTAGAGATGCGTAAGAACTTTGCGACTGAGCTGCTAGATGTTAGAAACAGTTTCTTATAAGGAGTGCACATGAGCGACATCGACTTTGATGAGCTAGAGCAGGATTCCCAGCTTAGTTCAGTATCCGATAAACATTATGAAAATCTTTCTGAAGCTGTTGAAAAGCTAGCTATCCTTCGCGCACGTAAGGCTAAAGGCGAAACGTACATGAAGGAGATTGATGCTGAGATGGCTGATCTTCAACGTCGTGTCCTGCCAGCTATGATGGAAGCGGCAAGAACAAAAGACTTCACCTCCTTGGACACTGCTACCAAGGTGGAGATGAAGACCATCATCAAGGCTACCATGCCTAAAGAAAAAGATGATGACGATCATGATGAGCCGTACGAGGTACGGAAAAAGAAAGCTATTGGGTGGCTTGAAAGAAACAATCTTGATGATATTGTGGCACGCGAGATTTCCGTGACACTTGGCAAAGACTCGACAGAGCTTGCCCAAAGACTTCTCGACGCCATACGACTAGCTTCGAATGGTGCCGTGGAGCCAGAACTGAAAGATAGCGTCAATTATATGACGCTTAACGCAGTTCTAAAACGCCGTCTGGAGTCTGACCAAGAGGTTCCAACTTCAGAAGACGGCTTTGACGTTTTTACTGGCCGCATCGTAGATGTTGTGTCAGCTACAAAACGTAAGAGAACGTAAGAGCAAGAAATAACTAACGAAAAACAAAGGACTAATAACTATGACCGATGAAAAGAAAAAGGCTTCAACCGAAGTCGCAGAAGTAGAAGTCAAGGAAACAGCACTCACAACAGCAGCCCCGATGTCCATGGAGGATATGCTGGAATCTGACTCCGGCTCAGGTATGGAAAACCTGACCAGTGATGTTCTTCAGATTCCGTTCCTTACTATTTTGCAAGCGCTCTCGCCTCAAGTTACTCGCGGTAATGCCGAGTATATCAAGGACGCGCAGCAAGGTATGATTTTTAACACCTTGACAAAGCAAGTCTATCCAGCTATCGCGGCTGATGACGAGCCAGGAATCTTGGTGAGCGCAGTGTACTTCGCAACGAAGCATATTGAGTGGAAAGATCGCAAGAAAGGTGGCGGTTTGCGTCGTGTCTGGGGCGAAGACTTGAGCTTCCAGAACTCGCCTGACTACGTTTACAACGCTGAGTCACAAACTTACGTCAACGCAGATGGCGAGAGCTCTGTGATTCAGCACTTGGAAACTTATCTCCAAATGTTGGGCACCCCTGAGCAACTGGAGTTGAGCCAAGCTATCGTCAGTATGAAAGGTACTCAACTGAAGAAAGCGAAGATGTGGAATAGCTTGCGGACAAACTTGCGTGTCAAGACACCATCTGGAAAGCTCATCAATCCACCTTCGTGGTTCGGTGTTTACAGATTACGTACAGCCCTGGAAAGCAACGACTCCGGTAGCTGGTTCGGTTGGAAAATTGAGCACTACAAGAATCTGAACGAGTTCGAAGAAGGTCCGTACATCTACGGAGAGGCAAAACGCCTTTACGAAGGTATTCACGATGGTTCTATTCGTGCTGATGAGAACATGCGCAGCGTAGAAAGCCTTTCCAACGCTGACGTAGCTAGCGATATTCCGTTCTAACTGCTAAAAGCAGCTTTGCGAGAGTAAACCCACTTGGCTTCTGCGCAGGATTGTATATACCTATTCCTGGGCAGAAGCACCCAACTTATCCGTTTTGAGGAGTATGAAAATGAGTGAAGTCGAAGAAGTAGCAGCCGCAGAAGTTGAAGACAAAGCTGCGAAGGCCGCTGCAAAAGAAGCCGCGAAAGCTGCCAAGGCTGCTGAAGCTGCTGAAAAGAAAGCTGCAAAAGCTGCTGAGCGTGAAGCTGCGAAAGCCGCCAAGGCTGCTGAAAAGAAGGCTGAAGTTCCAGTGTTCGTCGGCCCTAACGCCGCGAGCGAAGGCACTGTTTATGATCGCCTGCGCAAAGTAGTTTCGGGTGCTGAAGGTTTACCAATGGATGAGTTGATCACTCACACGATCACCAGCGGCTTTGTTGCTGATAATTCCAAGGCGTTCACCGACAAGCCAGCATCCTTCTTGCGCGGCTACTTCACCACGGGTATCCGCAAGGGCTTCTTTGCGACCACTGCTGGAGCAGTTTACACGAGCGAAAAGCGTCAGCAAGCTACTCGCAAGGTAGCCAAGGAAGTTCCAGAAAGCGCATCAGTTGTCCTGTTGGTGTTGCAGCAATTGGCAACTGTCGCAGCTGATGGTGAAAGCAACGTCGGCGTGGGCGTCGAGCCTCAAGAAATTGTGAAGGCGTCCGAAAAGACGAAGTCCACAGTTAACAAGGCGCTGAAGAAGCTGGAAGAAGGCGGTTACATCGAGCTTGACCAAGTCGGTGAGCCTGACCCGAAGGACGTCGCTTTCCTTACCCAAAAAGGCTCGGATTACACAGTCGAAGCTGCGTAATTTCTGATTATCTTTTAAGCCCGATCCTAGTGCAGGATCGGGCTTTTTGTTTGAGGAGGACCTCCCATGCTTGTGAAGCCAATGTCTACTAGACCTAAGACTTACGAAGAAGCCCTGTCTCTTCTGGAATACTATCTTCATGAGAGGGAGAAAATTCGCTTAGCTAAACTCGGGGATAGTCACCCCACTTCAAGCGACCCTATATTGAAAAAGTATAGGTTTACCAATGTCCTGCGCGCCCACGATCGTACTACTCAATGGGGTGTAGAGAACATCTACAAGCCTTTGATGGCTGAGGATGCAGGCGCAGAGATTATTCTTTTGAACGCTGGTATCTTTAGATACTTTGGCACGACTGACTTTTTCAAAGAGTTAGGCATTCAACGCGACTTCCAGCCTGAAGTTATCATTGGGAAAGCACGGGAAATGCGCGCTCGTGGCCAGAAAGTTTTTACGTCGGCTTACGTAATCACTAACGGTGGTATCAGTCTGCCAAAAGAAGAGGTCGTAGTCAACCATTACATCAGGGCATTGTACACTAATATTCCCGAGATTCTAGGGAACTACGAGAACAAATTTGAAATCTACGCAAAGCGTATGTATCAGCTCAAGGGATTTGGTGGCACAGGTTTCATGACAAAGGAAGTTCTTTCCGATGTCCTCCTGTCAGGTGTAGTAGACTTCACTGACAAGTACGAGTGGAGTCCGGTTGGTCCTGGAGCCCTTCGTGGCTTAGGTTGGATGTTTCCGAACAGTCGCCACAATATTCCAAAAGGTGACAAAGCTGTCCCTCTTCTCCGTATGATTGCCAAGGACTTGAAGTTAGAGCCTTGGATGCCTCAGTTTGGAAAAGAGCTTGACCTTCACGGTATTCAATTTGCTATGTGCGAGCTTGACAAATATGCGCGAACGCTATATGATGGCGGCGCACCTAAAGCAATCTACAAGCCCTACTTCTAACTCGGAGCGAAGTAATGACAAAAGAAATGAGAATTTATATTCCCAGTCGGGGAAGAGCCGACCCACGGCTTCAATACACCTCAAGAATCCTTAACGATGCAGGTATCGTTCATTACCTAGTAGTTCGCCCAGACGAGATGGAAGCATACCAAATAATGCTCAATCATCATGCCGATGAATTTCGTCACACAAAACTTCTCGATCGTCCAGAGTCCTGCACGAACTTGTCACAGACACTTAGCCACTTGATTCGAGTATCCGCAGGGATTGGTGTGAACTGTTTGCTGCTAGATGACGATCTTCGTTTCAGCAGACGTATTAGCCAGAAAGGTCCAGAACTCCGTAAGGCTGACCCTCAGGACATGCCTGAGCTTATCGCACGCTTAGCAGCACTTCTTGATGGTGACGTGAAGATGGCTGGTATTTCTGCCCGTACTATGAACCAAAATCGCTATCCTGATACGGTTCAATACTGTGGTCGCCAGATGCAAGCTCACGCTATTGACACAGAGTTTTTCGTTGATGAGGGTATCGATCCTGCACGAGTTATCTGTAAGTCTGATTTTCACATGACGCTTTGCGTGTTGGAAGCGGGTTATCGTAACGCAATCATTTGTGATTACACCGTGGACCAAGCTTCTGGCTCGAACGCCAAAGGCGGAGTTTCTACCTACCGCACTGCTGAAGTTATCAATGAGGGTGCAGAGCTGCTAAAACAACTGCATCCCGACTACGTTAAGATCGTAGAAAAGGCTACCGTGTGGAAAGGCATGTCTGGCATCCGTAAGGAAGTCAACATCGGTTGGAAAAAAGCTTACAAGGAGGCTAAGTTATGAAGACTATGTTAGAATCTACTCATCCCGATTACGGTCTTTTGTTTATCGCACGAGATGCAATGAACAATTCAGGTTGGATCAAGCGCGATAGTCGTGCTGGTTTCACAGTTGAGTTTGAAAGCCCTGTGATCGTCAAAAACAGCCGTTACTATATTTCGTCTTCGCCTGTTCGAGATGCTAATCCGTTCTTCCATTTGGCTGAGTCCCTTTGGATGCTTGCTGGTCGCCAGGACTTGGACTTTCTTCTTATCTTCAACTCCACCTTCGGCCAGTTTTCTGACGATGGCAAGTTTGTTCGCGGTTCGGCCTATGGTTATCGCTGGCGTGAATTCTTTGGCAAAAATCAGATTGCTAGTATTATCAATGAGTTACAGAATACTGCGTCGCGTCGTGCTGTTCTAACACAGTGGTCTGTCGAAGACCTTAACATTGACTCCAAGGACGTTCCCTGCAACACTCAAACGTACTTCCTTGTTCGCAATGGCAAGTTAGACATGACTGTAGTCAACCGCTCAAACGATTTGATCTATGGAATGTACGGAAGCAACATTGTTCACTTCTCGATTTTGCATGAGTATATCGCTTCTGCGCTGAACATCGAGAAAGGCGATTACTACCAAATGTCAAATTGTTTGCACATCTACACGGATAACTCTGTGTTCCAAAAGATGCAAAGCAACTATCGTGCTGACTTCTCTGCTCCCGAAGTCGACAACGATTTGGCAGGCTATTGTGATAATCCTTACGGCTCATTGGTCCAAGCACCAATTGGTGACGCTGTGCAGTTCATGTCTGACCTCACTGAATTTTTTAATAAATTCGATGAGTTGCGTAGTACTGCCCCCGATCGTGATGCTCTGGAAGATTTGGGCCTAGCTCTTGGGCAAATCCGAGATACGACTTCCCCTTTGCTTCAAGATTTCTATCACATGGGCTTAGCCTGGATTTCTTTCAAGCGCAAACAGAAGCCTATTTGGTTGCCGAACGACGGTGGCACTATCTGGCGTTTCGTCAGTCAGAATTACCTGACACGTCGCAACAGGGAGATTCTTTCTTGATACAGAATCTAGCACACTTAGAGGATCGTTTGGATACGGGTGGTGTAACTCGCTACCACGCTGCCCCCGACGTAGAACCTCAGAATATTGCCGAACACTCTTGGAGGGTCTGTCAGACCCTCCTTTTCATTTATCCAGAGGCTTCTGCTGACTGCATGCGGTATGCCCTTGCCCACGACATGGATGAACGTTTCGTAGGGGATATTCCTTACTTTACAAAAGCAAAATTAGACATGTCGGTTGTCGAAGCCGAAGCAGACAAACTGTTAGACAACTTCATGGACTCCACGGATGTCCGTGGAACAAAACTTCAGAAGCACGAAAAACTACTTGTTGATTTCTGTGATCGATACGAGCTAACCGTTTACTGCCTTAGCCAAAGGACACGCGGGGGACGCCGTATAGCGCTCTCGGGTATTAGTATATGCTTGCGTACCCTAGACGAGTTTAGAGCTATAGCTATTAGCGCCCCTGTTCTACGAACGCAAATCTATGCGTTAGCACGCACTATGGAGTTGCTAGTGTACGAGGCAAATCTATCTCTAAACAAAAATTGAAGTGGCGTCTGACGTTTAGGTAAGTTACACTAAAACACAAACAAGGAGAGCACCATGATTGACCAAGTAGGTGGTAGTCATTATTCTAGAGCAGGCAATTTCCAGCATTGGGATTTGTGGCTTCTTATTCGACCTTTTGACGGTAACATCCTTATCTACGCAGCTACCAAGTATCTTGCTCGCCTTGATATGAAAGAGCCTTTGGTGGGTGTTCGTAAGTCTATCTCTTATCTTGAGAAGTATCTTATCCACGTCAAGCAAAAAGCTGCTAATCCACAAGTGCCGTTTGCTGTCTGTATCTCCCAAGAGCCTACGCCACTTGATCGTATTCTTCAAACGCTTCCAACGGTTGAAACTGACCCACGCATCGTTGGTGTGTATATCGCTCTTAGCGGACATCCTACCTTGAGTACTGTCGAAAATTGCGTGAAAGTTCTTAAGTCCTACGTCGAGGACGAACAAAGAAAGCCTGTGGCGGCTGATGCTTTTAACATCTGATTTTCCAACCAGCCTGCCGAAAATACGTGTTGTCGATACAGAAACATGTGATCCACATCTAAAACGTCGAGGTCCAGGCTGGCCTTATTATGACGTTGCAGAAGCCGGTATTATTGGGATAGGTGTTTTCTGTCCTGAAAATAACCAGAAATTCTACATACCTATCAATCATGCTAATAGTGAATGTGTAGATATTGACACTGCAATGCGATGGGCCGAGCAGGTTCTGTTTGATCCTGATTGCACAATGGTCTTTGCCAACGCCGAGTACGACTTAGGGTGGTTTCATCATCACGGGGTAAAATACAACGGCTTCAAAATTGAGGATGTTCAAGTACAAGCTCCATTGATAAATGAGCATGAGTTTAGCTTCTCGCTCGAGAATCTTTCTCGACGTAACAAAGTCGCGCAGAAAAACGAAGAGGTACTTCTTCAATATGCTCAACAAGTTGGTATCGCTTCAAAAGATGTGAAAGCATCGTTGAGGTTCATGCCTGCTGATATCGTTGGGCAATACTGTGTAGACGACTGCATTGCAACATGGGAGAATTTTCAAGCGCAGCTTCCAGAAATGGAACGCCAAAACCTTTGGAGCATCTACGAGCTAGAGACTTCGCTTATACCGCACATGATCCCAATGCGTATGCGTGGCGTTCGTATTGACCAGGATCGTTGTGAGGTAGTCTCCAAGCAATTCTTCGATTTGGAGCAAGCGGCTCGCTCGGTTATCAAAGACCAGACCGGCATTCATGTTGAAAGCCCTTGGGCTTCAGCAGAGCTAGCCAAGGTATTGGATCATGTGGGTATTCCGTACCCTACTACTCCCAAAACTGGTAAACCTTCTATTAAGAAAGACTACATGGAAGGTCTACCTGAGCATCCTGTTATTGATGCTATTATCGACTTCCGGAGGTTCAACAAAGCACGCACGACTTTTACTGAAGGCTTCTTTGACGAGTTCTGCATTAAGGGTCGTGTTCATACGAACTTCAACTTGTTGAAAAGCGACGAAGGAGGCACCATCAGTGGAAGGTTATCTTCCGACAGCCCCAACATGCAGCAGATTCCTGCACGAGACCCTGAGATTGGTCCACTCGTTAGGTCGATCATCTTAGCTGAAGAGGATTGCTTATTCGCCTCGTTAGATTATTCCCAACAGGAGCCGCGACATACTGTTCACATGGCTTATCTGTTGCGTAATGCTTCAGCAGCAGTCTTGCGTGAGCAATTCATTCTTAATCCTAAAACTGACTTCCATCAGATGAATTCTGACCTTACAGGTATTCCTCGTAAGGCAGTTAAGGAAATTGGTCTTGGCCTTGCTTACGGAATGGGCGGGGGTAAGCTAGCTCGAAAACTTCGACTTCCGTTTACTTTGTCTAACTTCCGTGGCAAAGAAATTGAGAAAGCTGGCCCAGAGGCGCAGGCACTCCTGGATAAATTTCATGCCCGTGCTCCGTACATCAAAGACTTAGGCAAAGAGTGTAAGAAGGCTGCTCAGTCGCGTGGCTATATTCGCACACCGATGGGCCGAGTTATCCACTTCCCAACAATCAACGGCGAAGTATGGAAGTCTCACAAAGCACTGAACGGCCTTATCCAAGGTATGAGTGCTGACGAAACTAAGCGAGCAATGGTCATGTGTGCGCAGGCAGGATTCCCATGTGCTTTACAAGTTCACGACGAGCTAAACTTTACGCAGTTCAGTAATCCTGAAGACACTTATGTTGTTGCGCAGATTATGCTGGATGCTATGATAACTTCTGTGCCTTCCAAGGTCGACGTTGAAATTGGTAAGAGCTGGGGTGAGTGTGAGTTGTATGAGTTTAAGACTCATACACTGAAACGTTCTTACGTGGAACGAGATAGCCAGGAGCTACTTTATGCAGCATAGTGAACCGAGTAAACTAGTCGTAGTTGATGGAAATAACATTTCCCATGCAGCTTTTCACACCAGTCAAAACATGCGGGATAGTCGTGGTCGTCCAACAGGAATGACTGTTACTTTTCTTAGTATGCTGTTGTCTGCTAGGAAAGCTTTTAATTTTCCATGTGAGTTTGTCGTCGCTTGGGATGGGAAAAATTGCTGGCGAAAAGGTCTGTACTCTGAGTACAAGGCTAACAGAAAATCCGAGCCTGACACTGATTATCAGTGGTCTCGAGAAATTCTAGAGGAACTCCTGCCGTCTTTGGGTATTCATCAAGTTCGTGCTAACTGCCAGTTCAAAGGCGATACATACGGGCTAGAAGCTGATGATATCGCAGCCTTGTACATCTACACAAATCAGACTCGCACCTTGGTATCGTCAGATAAAGACTGGCTCCAGCTTTGGGATGAAGATGGTGACCCTGTTCGCATTTATCGCAGTGTCCAGAAGCAACTTATCGAAACCCAAGAAGACTTCCAAGAGGCTACGGGCTACTCTTCCGTTGAGGAAATGCGTTTCTGCAAAGCTCTGACTGGTGAGTCAGGTGACAATATTCCAGGTATCAAAGGTGTTGGAACAGTCACTGCTCGTAAGTTTTATCACAATGAAATTGCTGCTGAGAAGCCGGTGTATCGAACCATCACTTCTTGGTTAGAAGACCCGCTCGGTTATCCACGTAGCTACGCACTCTGGAGCCTCGACCTAGAGTGTATTCCTAAGGAGCCCAACTACATGGGCGTCAACGGAACTAAGAATGCTGAGATGGCACACAACGCTCTAGATAATATTGAAGCTTCTAAACTCATCTCGCAGCGTATTTGGGATAAACTTTGGAGTTAAAGTAGCTTGCAGCGAAACGCAGAAAGGTTAGTATAAACAAATGCAAACCTTTCTTCCTTATCCCTGTCTCTACTCTTCTCTACGTTGCCTAGACTATCGACGCCTAGGCAAACAACGTCTCGAAGCCAAGCAAATGATAAACGCGCTGACCGGTGCTAGTTCCGGTTGGCGCAATCATCCAGCTACTGTCATGTGGGATGGTTACGTTCCCGCGCTTATGCACTATCACAATCTGAGTATCGCACTTTGGGTCGAGCGTGGCTATCGTAACACCATGCCCATCTTCGTAATTGACAATAGCCAAGTTCAGTTACCTTTCTGGTTTGGCGACAAAGATTTCCACTCAGCTCATCGTGCAGCTTTGCTTTTCAAAGATTACGACTTCTACTCCAAGTACGGTTGGGCAGAAGAACCTAAGTTGGATTACCTATGGCCCTAGACTTCATACCTAACGACCAGCAAGACAAAGCCCTTACCAAGATTCGCAAATGGTGGCAGGACGGCGCACGCAAGCCATTTCTGTTTGCGGGTGCCGCTGGAACAGGTAAGACTACCTCTGCTCGTATGGGTGCTGAGCAATGTGACATCCCTCTAGAAAAGATTAGTTTCATGGCTCCTACGGGTAAAGCTGCCCGAGTCCTTGCTCACAAGACTAAGCAACCTACCAGTACGATTCACTCTGCTATTTACAGCGCCAATCGTACTCAGGTTGATGATCTTCGTGTAGCACTCACTGAAGAAATGAAAGACCCTAATGCTAACGAAGAAGCCATCTCAGCTTTGGAAAGCGAAATTTCAGAACTAGTCAACAGCAGCGACGGTCCAACTTTCCGCTTCAAAGAAGCTCTGCTAGGTCAAGGTGTGATGCTTATCGACGAGGCATCAATGATTGGTGCTGACGTGTGGAAAGACTTAGTTAAGATTCAAGTACCTAAGATATTCATCTTTGATCCATTCCAGTTGCCACCGGTCAAACAGAAATGGGGCATGGAAGGTATGGAGCCTGATGTCTTTCTAACGCAGATCATGCGACAAGCCGAAGGCTCTGGTGTAGCTAAGGCAGCGGCTGACATTCGGGAGGGACGTACTATTCGCGCATACGGCGATGAGTTCCAAGTTGCTCCAAAGGGCCTGCTCACTGTGAAAGACTACGCCGAGAATTTTGATATCGTCTTAACAGGCACTAATGATCTGCGCAAGCGAATGAACAAACTGTTACGCAGATACGCTGGATATCCCGAGGAGCCCGTAGTCGGCGACAAAATCGTTGCTCTCGCTAACGATAAAGCCACGGGCATATCTAACGGCGAAGTATTCACAATCACTAGCATCAACCGTTCGGGCAAGCGGGTAGCTAACTTTGATCTTGTTGACGCCTTTGGAAATAGATTCCGCAGGATTGACGCCTATCTCCCAGTGTTCAAAGACGAAGCTCTTTCCAGTGGCGCTCCTCACCATACCGTGTCGTTCACTTATGGATACTGCCTGACCGTTCATAAGTCTCAAGGCAGCGAATATCCACGTGTTGCAGTAATCGACTCATGGAAAGGTGCAGATCACGAGAAGTGGCTATACACCGCAGTCACTCGTGCTTCAGAGACATGCACGTTAGTAACTTCCTCTTGAGTGCTGATCGATAGCTATTGAGAACAGCATGTGTAATAAACTCCAATCAGGAGTGATACATGCGCGCTTTAATTTTCGATACCGAGACAACAGGACTTTGGAATAACCGAGCTGCTCGAGGAAATCCAAATCAGCCAGATGCAGTTCAGCTAGCAGCGATGCTTGTAGACCTCACAACGTTCAAGCCAATCTCGTGGCTAAACGTTCTGGTTTCAGACGCCAAACCTTCAGAAGAAAAAGCTTTAGAAACTCATGGAAAAACACCTGAGCTGCTAGAGCAGTTCGGTGTTCCAAGGCGCGTAGCAGTAGCTATCTTCAATAATCTTTTAAAGAAGACTGATGTTCTTATTGCACATAACATTGAGTTCGATTTGAACATCATGGCGCAGGCTTACATTCTAGAAGGTATTGCTCCTCCTGATTTTCCTCCGCGATATTGCACGATGTTGTCCAGTGTAGATATCTGTGCTATACCAAGCCCTCATCGCAGCGGGTCTTTCAAATGGCCCAAACTCATTGAGGCTTACAAATTGCTAGTTGATCCTGAAGGGTTCTCTAACGCACACGACGCTCTCGCAGACGTTAGGGCGTGTTTTGAAATTCTAAAAGTCCTGCACCAGAAAGGATTATTCGATGTCAAGGTTTGATGACGATCTAGATTTCTCAGACGAGGATGAAGGCATTGAAAATGAGCATGAGCCTTTTAATCCGTACATGGACAAGCCGCCCTCACTTCGGGAGTTAGTTGAGTACGGAATGGAAGTTGATCATGACGGCCTGCCGGTCATGCACGCATCACTTCGGCAGAAGCACAATTTCGTTCTTCAATTCTTCGAGTCGGGTGACTGGGGAACAGCTTACAAGATCGTCTTCGACGCAACAGCTGGATCGAAGGAAGCGCGTGACAAAGCTAACCAGCTTATCCGTGGCGATCAGTTCATCCGTGATCTGCTTTCGGTTGCTCGTTCCCGTGTAGAAGAAAACACTGCTGGCCTTCTAGCTGAGCACACGGCTATTCTCGCGGTACTACGCGATGGAGCCGCTGCGGATAAGAAGTGGGCCTCTGCCGTGGCTGCTGAAGTTCAACGCGGGAAAGCTCTTGGCCTTTACACTGTCAAAGCTGAAGGCGGTCTACTAGATGCTCAGCGCGAAGGCGAGACGATGTCCGAAGACTTCATTACGGAAATGCTTTCCAAGCTTCGCGATCTACCCGAGAACGAGCGCAAGAATATCGCTTCGTTAATCGCAGGTTAATATGAACGCTGTTCGTCAAGTAAGTATGATAGCGGCACTTCGTGAAGCGGCTTTGCGAAAGGCCGCTAGCGAAAATCCAGCTGACTATTGTCGCTACGTGCTAGAAGTCGAACCTGCTGAGCATCACATATTGATGCTTAATGAGCTGAACAGTGTTATCGAGGAGATGTTAAAAGGTCGCAGCGCCATGCGCTTGATGATCTTAGCTCCTCCTGGAAGTGCTAAATCAACTTATACGTCACATGGATTTGCTTCCTATGCAATGGGAAGACTTCCTGCGGGTTATAACATCGCAGTGGGTACGCACACTGATGGCTTCTCGAAATCATGGAGTCGTAAAGTTCGTAACACCTGTCGATCACGCAGACACTTGAATGTGTTCCCTAACTCGGGGGTTAGCAAAGATCACGCTGCTGTTCAGGAATGGTCAACACTCGATAATAAAGAGTTCTTCGGTAAAGGTGTAGGCGGGACGATCACTGGTAAGCGTGTAGACCTTTTGATTCTGGACGACTTAATCAAAGGCGAGAAGGCAGCTAACTCCAAGGCTGATCGTCGCACAGTTATTGATTGGTACCTCACTGACGTATATACACGATTAAAGCCTGGAGCATCTATTGTCATCGTTAACACACGCTGGCATGAAGAAGACCTTCCAGGATATCTAATCGAGCAGATGGAAAACGGCGTCGGCGAGCCTTGGAAGATTCTTAAACTTCAAGCACTTTGCACCGATCCTGAAAACGACCCAATGAAACGCCAAGTCGGGGAGGTTCTCTGGCCTGGATGGCAACCTTTGGAAGAAATCCTGCGCATCCGCGATAAGTCTGGTATGAGCACTCGGGTATTCGATTGCTTGTATCAACAGGAGCCTAAGTCCAAGGAAGGTTCGATAGTTCTACGTAAATGGTTCCTCACCTACACAGACGAGGAGCTACGTGTAGCACTTTCACATCCTAGGTCGCGTCTGTATATCAGTATAGATACCGCCGACACTAAAGATGCTAGAAATGACCCGACAGTTGCCTTAGTTATCCTGGAGCACGAAGGACGATCTTATCTGCTGAAAGAGTATCGAGAACGAAAAGAGTTCAACGAACTCAGCAAAGATATAAAGAGCCTCATTCGAGAAATGACTCTGAAGTATAAGAAGCCTACTGCTATCCTCGTAGAAGGTAAAGGTGGCGGCTTAGCTATCATCTCTGACTTGAAGAACGGTGTTAACGTTCCGGTCATTAAAATCAACCCTAACGAAATCGGTGATAAAGAGTTCCGCTTTGACAAAGCTACACCTTACATCGAATCTGGGGCGTTCCTGCTACCTGATAAAGACTTGCCTTGGGTTGATGCTTACTTAGACGAATTAACGACTTTCCCAGCTTCCCGTAACGATGATCGAGTCGACTCAACCTCGCAATATATCAACTATATTCAGAATAAGCCAAAGAAACGGCGTTCAACGGGCAGGCGCACTGCCCACGGGTAAACTAGGAAGCGCGGGCGCTGCCTGTGGAGGCAATCCTATAGCGGGCATGGGCAACGCACTAGCAAGGTAAACCGCCTTTACACTACATTTAGTTGAAAATTGTGCCAGTTTGCTCGCACACTACTAGATATGGTAGTTTGGGGGTTCCCTAAAGCTTTGGAGCGCGTTATGTCTAACTCACAAGAATCCCACATGCTACCTTATCAACGATACATTCACATGTCGCGCTATGCCAGATTTAGAGACGATTTAGGTCGCCGAGAAAACTGGGAAGAAACTGTTGATCGTTATGTTTCTTTCTTTGAGAAACGGGAAGGATCGAAACTTCCGCGGAGCCTATGGGCAGAACTTCGCTCGGCTATCGGTGGTATGAAGGTGATGCCATCCATGCGCGCAATGATGTCAGCCGGTCCTGCTTTGGAAAAAGAAAACCTTTGTGGTTTCAATTGCTCTTATCTTTCAATCTCGCGTGTGCGTTCACTTGCTGAGATGCTTTACATTCTAATGTGCGGCACAGGTGTTGGGTTTTCTGTTGAGCGCCAGCTTATCAAGAAACTACCAGAAGTCGCCGAGGGTCTTCCAGCAATTGACAAGACTCCTTACGTTGTAGAAGATTCCAAGGAGGGATGGGCAGAAGCCTACGAACATCTACTGACAAACCTCTGGGAAGAAAATATCATTCCCACATTTGACTATAGTTTAGTTCGCCCCGCAGGGGAGCGTCTTATGACGATGGGAGGGAGAGCTTCTGGCCCCGGACCACTGAAGGATCTTTTCCAGTTCACCATTCAGACTTTCATGAATGCTCGCGGTCGCAGACTGCACTCCACGGAACTTCACGACTTGGCCTGCAAAGTCGGTGAAATCGTAGTGGTAGGCGGTGTTCGCCGTTCTGCGCTTATCTCGTTGTCTAACTTGTCTGATGACCGTATGCGCGATGCTAAATCGGGCAACTGGTACATCACCCATCCGTGGCGTTCCATGGCAAACAACTCAGCGGCTTACACAGAAAAGCCTGATTGCTTCGTGTTCACAAAAGAGTGGCTGGCCCTCATGAACTCTGGCTCGGGGGAGCGCGGTATTTTCAATCGTGAAGTAGCTCAGCGTCGTGTGAAGAATCTACCAACCGGCCGAGATCACAACCACGAGTTCGGTACTAATCCATGTGGTGAGATTATTCTTCGTGACATGGGCCTTTGTAACTTGACTGAAGTGATTCTTCGCCCAACAGACACCTACGAACAGATGGTGGAGAAAGTCCGTTACGCCACCATCCTCGGCACACTACAATCAACTCTTACCAAGTTCAAATTCGTTGACTCAACTTGGGAAAAGAATGCTATCGAAGAAAGACTGTTAGGCGTGTCCTTGACAGGTATCTTGGACTTGGAAGTATTCCGTCTGCAGAATGGCTTCTCTGAAAAAGACGCACGCCAAATCCTTCGCGACCTGCGCAAAGTGGCTCACGAGGTTAACAAAGAGTTTGCCGATCTTCTTGGTATTGAGCCAAGCAAGGCGATAACTTGCGTCAAGCCTTCTGGCACGGTTTCGCTGCTGACCAACTGTTCTCCAGGAATTCATCCAGGATATGGCAACCAAATCATTCGCCGTATCCGTAATGACATGAAGGACCCAATGACACAGTTCCTCATCGAGCAGGGTGTGCCTTGGGAGCCATGCGTCAACAAGCCAGAAGAAGTCGCAGTGTTCTCGTTCTACATCGAGTCCAGCGACTACACTCTGGATGATCTGACGGCTGTTCATCATTGCAACATTATCAAGATGTTCGCTGAGGAATGGTGTGACCATAATCCATCCTCTACAGTTATTGTTCGCGATAACGAATGGCTGGAAGTGGGTGCATGGGTCTACAAGAACTTCGACTCAATCCTAGGAACCTCGTTCTTGCCCTACTTCGGCTCCTCAACTTATCAGCAGCTTCCTATTGAACCTGTGTCTCGCGCAGTTTGGGAAGAAGGCGTTGCCAACAGTCCAAGTGACTTGGATTGGTATCGCTTGGCTGAAATCGAGAATGGTGTGGACAACGTCGAGCGGACGCGTGAGCTGGCTTGTGTATCAGGCACTTGCGAAATTCCAAACTAAGCTAACTGCCACTAAGCAAAAGAAAAAGGCCCTAGCATTGCTAGGGCCTTTTATGTGCCTAGGACACGCGGGCGTGGCCGTATGAGTGGGTTCAGGGTTGCTTGCTTAGGGTAGCCTAGCCCAACCTAAAAACAGGCTAGTGAGCGCTTTATTAGGCCGCAATTTTATACTCTGATCCACCTGCGCGAATCCACTTAACACCTTCCATTGGGATGGCACGATAACCTCTAGCTCGAACGTCGTACACGGACACAAGGTCTTTGTCTTTGAACGTGTAAGCTTTCTCGCCACCTTTTAAATGTTTCTTAACGCGCAATCGTCCATTGAGCACGCGCAAGCTTTGATCGCTACGTTTCTCAAAACAAACGGTGAAGAATTTGTGCCCTACGATTTCAATAAACTCGTCAACGGTCATTTGCATTTGGTGTCTCCCTTACTAGGTAGCACCACTATGCGGCTTCCTGCACTGATTACAAGTTATTTATTGTCCGCTACCAACTCGGGAGGGAAGAACTCTTGTGCGCCAATTTGGAGAACTTCAAGAACTTTAAATCTATCCATCTTGGAAACTAGAATATGCACACGCTCATCTTCATATTGAAGAAGGACGACTGCTGCCTTAACTTCAGTTTCGCCGAGCATGTCTTGTGCGTGACGAAGAAGTTCATCAGGTGTCCAGTCGTTGGCATCTCCTGATTTTTGAGTTCTTCGAAAACCTAAATTCTCAATCATTTGCAAATCCCTGAGTTGCATCCCTGTTACGCTAACAGGGATGCAGTCAAGAAGCTAGGCGTCCTTGCGACGCAGGAAGACAGGGAACCTTGGACGATCTTTAGCACCAGAAGGCTGGTGTTTGATCTCGATCGTAGCACCTAACCAGTCAGCTTGGTTTTCCCAAACGAGCTTGCGCAGTGCATCATCAAAACCTGTACCAACATCAAACTCAAGCTCGTAATCATCAGCTCTACAAATCAGAGCGCCTAGTGTATTCATAGGCACTTTGTTTTCTTTGTGGGAAGAACGTTTCGTGTAGCCGCGCTCATCGATAGTAGCTTCGTTTTGGTTGCTGTAGCGTTCTTTGAAACCAATGATCGTACAGTCTAAGTCATCAAACTCTTTAAGCTTGATTAGATAGCCTTCCCGCATTGTGGAACGACCAGTCTTGTAGAGGCCCATACTGCTACGAAGCATGAGTCCTTCGAAGCCCGCAGCCATGTAATCTACAAAGACTTCTGTGGCGTGTTGGCGGGAAAAGATGTCAATATGTGGCAAGAACTCTACGTATTCTTTTAAGTTACTTTTGTCAATGGCTTCTCGTGCTTCTAGCTCGCGTTTTTGCCAAGGCAGGCCACGACCTTCATCATACTTGTCAAACACAAGATACTTGAACTTAGGCGTGCCACCTGCTGACATAATTCCCGAGGAAGTGCTATTGTAGACATCTGGATACGCATAGCTTCCGTAAGCGTTGAGGACTACAATTTCCCCGTCCAGATGCTCCAGCGCAGGAGATGAAGAAAGCACCTCTTGGACATGTTGATTAGGCAAAGTTTTCAGTTTGCGGCTGAGTACTTGCCCTTGTTTAATGTAAGCACGGATACCATCCAACTTTGGAGAACCTACCGCTTGATTCCAGTTGATAAGGTCCCAGTCGGTTTCTTTCTTCAAAGTAGCAGCTAGTAAAGGTTGGAAACTCATGTACGCTCCTTTATGTAAGTATTGTATTATTGGCCTTCACGGGCTTTCAAGCAAGGTTAAAAACCTCGTTAGAAAAGAAATAGTTAACCCGTTTGCAGAGCTTGCTCCTGAAGTGCATAAACTGGCATAGTGTACGGCTAATTGGAGAAAACAGGTGCTCTACCGGACCGAAGTGCTACCCACCTCTTTTTCGAGAAAAGAGGTACGGGATCAAGAAGATGTCTGGCGCAAGGATGGCTACGAGCCATTACTTCGCAGAATGTTTCCAGAGGGAATAGTTGAGTCAGGCTGTTTCAGAGTATCGTCTAGTGGCGACTCCGGCCGAAGAATGTCATTTATCCTGGAGAACGGCAAGTGGACTGACTTCTCTGAGGAGATCGTTCGTAACGGTTTGTTGTCTTTCATCTACGAGATCGAAGGCTGGTCAGGTATCCAGAATTTTACCCGCAGAGTTAACATACCTTTTGACTTTGTTATCATGGATGGCAAACCTCCTCCGCTGGATTTCTGCTCGCGACTAGCAATTAAGATTGACAGGCTTCTCGCCGGTAGATGGGATTATGTTGACGACGATGGCTTTTACCTAGGAAGTCGTTTACGTTTTGAGGACAAAAAAGGCGCGAAAGAGTTTCGCCTTCTTTCCAACCGCACGAGGATGGTGAAGAACGCTAACGGTAAAATCGTAGAGCGTCAAGAAGGATGGCGAATAGATGGCACATGGGTTGGGGGCGATCCACTGTACATTGAGCCAGGATTCACTTCCCGAGACAAACCAGTATTGATCTGTGAAGGCGAGAAAGCTACAGACGCAGCTAGGAAGCTTCTTGGCGAAGAGTACGATTGTATTACATGGGGTTCAGGTTCTGCAGGCTCCGCTAGAAAAGCGATGTGGAAGTTCGTAGGCTCACGGAAAGTTTTCTGCTGGCCTGACAAAGACGAGCCTGGAAGGAAAGCCTCTTCAACATTATCCAAGTTTATCAAGGATTTGCGCGTTGCTCAGGTATGGACAGAGGAAACGCTCAAGACAGGCGACGATTTAGCTGACGTTGACGCAGACAAGATTGACTGGGTTCGACAGCTACTTCTTGACGCGCCCATAGGCGGATCAGCCGGGAGTGGCCAGCTTCGTGACGACTGGGTATATGCCGTGGTCCCCGAGCGGTTTATCAATATCAAACAAAACTTCGAGCTGACTGTTTCGGCATTCCGCAGAGCGCACATGCGACTTGGGATGATTGCAGACGAGGAGATGCTCAACGACGGCCAGACACAGCAAGTTCAGGATGTCACTTATTTTCCGGGACAGCCAGTTATTGTGACCGAGATAGACCCAGAAAACGGGACGTCTGGGGAATACTACAATATGTGGCGAGACACAGGCGTTGAGGCAATCAATGGCGAGCCAGAAGTATTCCTCAAACATTTGGAATCTCTTATTCCAGAGGCGTATATACGGGACGAGCTGCTGGATTATCTAGCCTTTATCACACAGAACCCTGCTAAAAAGACAACCTTCTGCCCGTTGATCATTGGGCCGCAGGGTATCGGCAAGTCCTATCTTCTTCGAGTTATGAGTGCCGTGCTAGGGCAGACAAACGTCAAGGAAATTACCACGCAAGATTTATCCTCAGACTTCAACAAATGGATGACCAATTCTCAGTTGATCGTTGTGGAAGAAATCTTCGGAGCCGGTAAACGCGAAATTACAAACAAGATGAAGACACTGATCTCATCACCTACAGTCCAAGTCAATGCTAAAAATAAGAACCTCCGAGAAATTGAGAACAGAGCAAACTTCCTACTTTTCAGCAACGAGCGTGTACCGCTGATTATCGACCCCGATGATCGGCGGTTTTTCATATATCGTTCCCAGATGGAAGCACAGCCTGCATCTTACTACTCTGATCTATTCTCGGACTTGGAAGACAAAGGTGGTTCATATATCCGCAGATACCTGGAGAATAGAGACATCTCGCACTTCAGTCCAAACAAGGTAGCTTTGATGACACCTTCCAAACTCGAGATGATCAAAGCCAACGAGTCACCGATTGAAGCTGTTATGAAACTAGCGATTGAAGCCAAGCGTAGTATCTTCAGTATGAATCAAGTAACACTGTTTGATATTGTAGAGTGGTGTACTTCCCAGAAGGGCGTGCGTATGGCTGACGTCACTGTTGACGCAGTTCGCAACCTCTTGGATAAATTAGGGTGCGCCCAAAGTCCGCCGCTTGAAGGCGCGGAAGCTTATTTTGTAAGAGAAGTTCCTAATCCTGAGGCTCAGGCAACACAAGCTCAAATCTTTTAACTCGAGAATCAAAAGCCTCAATAATATCGTTAAGCATCGCTAGACGACCCTCGAAGAATTCTGGGGTCTGTATTTTTAATGGGTGGTTTCTTTGAACTTTAGTGAATAAACAAGGCTTCGCCGAGAACATCAGATAGTAGACTTTGTTCGGCATAGAGGAGTAGAACTGCGATCGATAACCACAGAAGAAAGGATCGTTTTCTCCCTGAGGATATTTGCGTTCCATATTCTGAACGGCGACAAGCAGCCGAGCAACTCGCATGTCAATATCCGAGAATATACGGTTACGATATTTTCCTTTATAGGCTGTATCCATGGATTTAGAACGCATTTTAGGAAGAGTGTTCACATACTCTGCTACTTTCTGTAGGAGCTCAAACGGAGGAGCTTTGACAGCATCCATTTGATTTGTGACTTTATCTTTCTGGCGTTCTTCTGTCATAAATTAGGAGCCTTTATTTTCCTAGTCAGGCGTGCAGTTTCAAGAACAGCTTCACCGTGAAAAGTGATTTTGTATTTGCTTCTTTTACCATCTGGAATTCTCAAAACCAATTTCTTCTCGACAAGGTGTCTCGCGACGTAGCCATCGATCCGCTGGGAAGTTCCAGCTTTCTCTAAGACGCCGAGCCAGAAAAGCGCAGTATCCGAAAGAGCAAACGCAATGCTGTCTATTGAATCTTTGCGTGGATCAAATCGTGAACGAACTGGACCTTTAGGGCGAGTTGATCTAAACGGTGGGGCCATATTGTTTTCCTTGAGCATTTAGTGCTTGCTATGCAGTTAGGACGCTTTATAGTGCAACCCATGCTAGTTAAATAGCTAACTACGCAGCAATGGAGGCTACATTGTACACATACAAGCAATTCAAGCAAGCTGTTAATGCCTACCTAATAGGCAAGATTGGCTTGTCAGCAGACGACCTTGCAGACTGCCAATGGCGAGACTTGTTCGAAGACACATTTGAAGAAACAGGTGTGCTCGACATTGAAGCTCTCATTGACTGTGTAGTTGAGTATAACCCAGAAGTAGAGGAGTTTTTACGTGATTGAAGGTTTTGTCGAACTGCCAGCGAGCAGGCATTCCGGTGGTAATGAAGAGTATTCATTGTCGTTTACCCAAGAACGTGGGAAGACCATTTTGAACCTTCGTGTACCAAGTGATGACACAGTCATCAGTCCAGCTAAGCAAGCAAAAATCTTAATCTCAGAAACAGAGAATAAGATTGCTGTGGTTAGCGCAGATTCAGGCCGCAGCATTCGAATCAAAGGCCACTCTATTATCATTCGTGTAGGCACTGTTGAAGCTGAAGAACGCGAAAACCTTGAAAAGCTGCGCGAGTTATATCCGATCACTGGTAAGATTGTGTTTGGTGATACCAATCACCACCTTATCAAAATTTCACAGCCGTTGTTTGATGTAATCCGTAAGCAATTCATGGCTTAACTTAACTCTACTGGGAGGAAACTATGAACGACCTTAGCTCTGTCTACCGTCGTGTGCGAGCCTTGCTTGCCAAGACTGAAGAAAACAATTGTACCGAAGCAGAAGTTCTTTCTGCTATGGCGAAAGCGCAATCTCTTATTGACCAGTACAACCTAGATATGTACAGTATAGATGAGCCTGACAAACTCAGCTATAAAGTGTTTAAGATGCAGTCGGCTATGAAATACCCGCGTGGCTGGCGAGGAAACATTGGCACCGTCCTTGGAATAAATACAGGTGTCTACGTGTATTACCACACTCTTCAAAAAGAGAAAGACGACTACCTTGTTATCTGTGGTCGCGAAGAAACAGTCCAGACCGTGGAACACATCCTGCTTTATCTTATCAAATACATTGAAAAAGAAGGTGCAAATTTCGTAAAGAGACACGGATACGGATTACAGCAGAAACGAGAATTCTGTAAGGGCATGTCTTTGAAAGTATGCTCAAGAATATCTTCTGCTAGTAATCTTTCTGATCACCCTAATCTGCCTAGTATCCTAGAAAATCAAATTCTTTTGATTAAAGAAGATCTTGGACTAGAGGTCAAGACTGTTAAGAGGAAGATAGTTAAGACTTCATCCATACTTGCGGCTGGCTACCAAGAAGGTGATAAAGTTCCATTGCGTCCTGAAACTAAAAAGGTTGCTGGCTGAACGCATGTAAAGTAATCTGCCATTTCAAGGAGACTGAAATGGCAGATATGAATTTGGTCATGCTCATGGGCAGGGCTGGTAAAGATGCAGAACGTATTTCAATTAGCGATAACTTCTCGTACGTGAAGTTCAGCTTGGCTACTTCTGAGCGATGGCTAGACAAAGCTTCTGGGGAGTGGAAAGAGAAAACTCAATGGGCGAACATCGTTGTTCGTAATGACCATTTGATGGAAACTGCGATGAAGAAAGTGACCAAAGGAACTTATCTGATGGTTCATGGAACGTTAGAAACTCGCAGCTACGAGAAAGATGGAAAAACGAACTATGTTACTGAAGTAGTGATTCCAAAGTTTGGTGGGGTCCTTAATGTCATCACAGCTAAAGAACAATCTTCGTCGAGCAGCGGGGACCGAGATCATTTTCCTTCGGCTCCTCCTGCTACTCCTTCAAAGAAAGGCTATCCGTACAATACGCTGGACGACGATATCCCATTTTAGGCTCAATAGCTCAGTGGATAGAGCATCCGCCTTCTAAGCGGACGGTCGCAGGTTCGAATCCTGCTTGAGTCGCCAAACTAATAGCAGCTAGAGCTTTTATCTAGTTTGCAGGTGTGCTAGTGTTGCAGTGGAATGTACTCCGACATTTCGCTCCCGAGTCAACTTAGTCCCCCGTAGTTTGCGGGGGACTTTTTCTTTGGGAAAAGTAAAGGCTTTACAAGAACTTACGAACGTTTAAGGTGGGTTTATGGTTACTTTTGAACAGGCGCTACAGATTATATCCAATAGCCAAGGCGTTTCTAAAAACTCCTTGAAGAAAGGATTAGAAACTGTTGCTCCAGAAGACTTAGGACTTCTTATTGAGTTTTTGCGTAAAAGAGTTCCTGTAGGGTTTTATGCAAGACTTCAAAAGCGACTTACTAACGAATTAGTGAAAGGAAATCTTTTCCTTTCACAGCACACACGAACAACGATGAAGGAGTTTCTAAATGTCTGATGCAACAATTATCAAAACCATTGCTCTTATTGGTGAGCTTTCCACCATCTCGCGTAAGATTGCTTTACGAGAAGAAGTAATTTCTGATTTAGCAGGAAAATATACTCCTGAGGAACTAGAAAAGACATTCATGGAACTCGAAGGTTTGTACATGGAGCGACTTGATTTTCTCCGCAGGAACAGAGCTACTATGGCTGAGTCCCAGAGCATCATTTCTAAGAAATATAGTAAATAATGCCTAGGAGCAACTTCCGTAAGCGTGACTCAGCTTACCTTGTGAAAAGTAGCCCTGACTCCCTGTTGCTCCTCTACTCAGTTTATCGCAAACTGAGTAGAGGAAAGACAAAGAATTCTACGTTATCTGCCTTGCTTAACGAATGTGGGGAGCTATCTACAGAGAAAGATCGACAGATCGCGCTGCTGCTTTTGTCGCGTCATGAAGCTTCTCGAAAACAACAAGTCGCTATAGAGCCAATGCTTGGAAGACTAGGTCAGGAAGGTCTTAAAAAACTCATGCGTGATTGCCTAGAACATTGGGCAAACTCAGCAGATGCTCCTATTCCAGCGGTGCTAAATAAACTCTTGCAGAAACTTTAACAGTTGTATTCTTGCTAGGACAGCTTAGGGTGTAATTGTAAACGTAAGGAGATACACATGCACCAGCAGTTCGAGCAATTTCACAATCGGTTATACCGAGCAGTGACCGCTAGTCCCCTCGGTGGGACACAATTCGTTCAATACCAGCATGGCGGTTGCGCAAACATTTTAGAGTTTCTAGATACTGTGATGTACCAGCATTATCCAGTTACCTACATCTTGAAAGATTTTAGTCTTGGCAAGATAATTGATATGCAAGCTTATCTGACTCATGGATTCAAACGCCCAACTCCAGAGGCTCTTCAACCAATTTCTAGGGCGTTGGGATATTTTTTCAGCTTCTGCACTAGCTTAGGTATTAACGAGGTGACTACAGACGTACCTGCTCAATTTCACAAATCCTTGGAGAACCCTAGAACTTGTATGATTCTTAAGAATCTAACTGCTGAGTTGTACATTCCTCATCGAGAAGTGTTGCTTGTAGCTGACAATTTAGTGTCTGACTTTGGAGCATGCTTTGCACCAGAACCAGATGAAGGCGAAGAGCCAGTGAACACGGAGTTCCTTAACGACCGCTGAGGGACGACACGTTTACAGGAGAAAAGTTCTAAGGCACTATTCCTACAAAGGAGATTCCCATGCGCATCATGACTGTAGTAGTGTTATACGATCTTTCCTCAGTGTGGCCTAAATCTGACGAAGAACCGAACGCAGATAATGATGCGTTCGTGGATCGTTTAGCGACAGTTCCAGGCTGTATCCAGGTGCAGCATTCTTTTGATCAATACATCGAAGTTGATCTCCAAGTTAGTTGTTTCAAAGAAGCCGAAGTTCGCTCTGCAGAAATTTGGAATACCATTCTAAACATCCTAGGGGTAGAGCAGCCATGCTAGAGAACCTCAACCTCTGGAAAAATATCGCAATCGGAATAGGAGTTTATCTAGTTCTACTAGTAGTATTCTTATTCTTCTTCTCTATCGCCGTTTCTAAACATAAAATCTCGGAAGGTTTCTTTGATGATAAATGACTGGGCCTCTTTTTGCTTGCTGTTAGCTACGTTAATCATAGTGTTTCTTGAGACAGAGAATCGCTACCAACAATCTTTAATAGCAAGTAGAGACAAGCATATCAAAAAGATATCTGATCACAGTTACAGGGTGATCGATGTCGCTGGAAAAATAGCAGATAGTTTGCAGCAAACTGAGAAATCTCTGCACATTTCCAAACAGGTGATCGAAGAGCTTCTTTCTAGAGCTGTGCCATTTATCGATGACTCTTCAGATTTAGAAAGTTTAACTGAATTCCGTGAGACTATGCGTGTCTATTACACGGAGTGGAGAAAAATTCACCCCTATGGAGTACCCGATGCCTGAGGACCTACAGCACTATCTGAGTTTAATGGAAGAGAAACACGCCAATCTTGAGCAAGAGCACGTTCAACTGCAAAAAGATTTTGACGTAATCTCGAGTAGTCTTAAAGAACTAATCGAGATACTCATCGAATTATTTCCAGCGGGAGCTACGAACACCCGTGCCATTCAAGTCAAACGTTATCTACTTCAACAGTACCCGCTGTTTTTAGATAAAATTTCTCCGATGTACTTGGTAGCTATACGGGAAGAAATTCAACATTCAGACAAGAAAAGAACCCGGAGGAAGTAATGGAAAACATAGAACGACGTCATCTTGGTGAAGACCTTTACGCTAGTTGTGATGGCTATCACATCTGGTTAGAAAAAATACTGCATAGCCCAGACACTTTTCAAAAGATTGTGGCGTTAGAACCAAGCGTCTTTTTTGCTCTTTCTTCGTATGCTAAACGATCAGGATTTGGTACAAACTCTAATGAGCTTAGTGACCCTACGTATCTTGGGGACGGTGTTTATGCTCATCATATCCCTAGTGTAATTACTTTAAGTGTTGGTAGTCATCTGGCTCCTGTTGATGTTGTGTTAACTCGAGAGCTTTTTCAAAAGCTAGAAGAATACGCCGAATATATTGGACAACTTGCGAAAGAATAAAAATAACTTGTATTGAAAATACGAAATATTACTGTTACATTAGCAACTAAGGGAGAACAGTATGAACGAGACAGTCCAACGTGGTTGCCACATGCGCCACGAAGTTCAAGAAGATTTACTTCTTCGCGAACTTAAAAAGAGAATTGATACTCTGTTGCGTAGTGGTCAAAGTGGGCCTGAGCTGAGTTCAGCTTGGGAAAAATTCCGTGAGTACTCAGATTCGCGTAAAGAGCTAGCTTAGGAAGTAAAACTTGTTGCTTAGAACTGTGGACCTTTTAAAGTGGTTTTACTAACTAAGTAGGGAGAGTACTATGCACATTGAGCCTTTATCCAAGCACGCGTCTATCGAAGACTGGGGACTCTTACTTGGATTCTTAGATGAAGAAGACCCTGCATCGGTAGTTGAGCAATTTGCTGCTGGTTATGGATTCGGTAAACTCTACGAAATGGGTGGAAAAATCAATTCCAACTCCGGTAGATACGAGTCAGCTTATGCCGAAGATCCACCATTGGACCCGCTGAGTGTTCTGTATTTCCGCGACGAAAAAGTTATGCTTTTTCCGTATGCGATCGTGGCTATTATAAAGCCTGATACGCCTACTTTCATCACCCGCATGGACTAGCCTGTGAAGGCGCTTTAAGCTAGGTAGGCGTTGCCTTGCCTAGCTTAAAGATTGCTGTGCACGGCGTCGCCCCGTTGTCTTGGCGAGCATTTAAAGCTGGCATTTGCCTGTAGAGGCTTTATGCTAGGTAATAGTTAAGTAGGGAGATAACTATGACCACTATAACCGGTGAGCAAGCTCAGTCTGACCATTTTGTGATGGCTAGTGTGCGATTTTATTTGCGCATCGTAGCTGTTGGTATGAAAGTGCGCGGCATGACTATGGGCAAGCTCTTAGCGCGTGCTAGCGACTTCACAGGCAAAAAGTACACTGCGACTAAAGAAAGCTGTCGTGTAGCTATCGACGACCTCACAGCTCTCCTGGAGAGTGTGTGATGATTATCGGTACGAACATGGTGTTGCGCCGCCTTCCGCTAACTGGTAGTTGCTGCTTGATTGACAACTCGGCTGGTTTGTATAGCCGACGCCGTATTCTTCGTGAGATGTTACACATCTACGATACTGGTCAATTGTTGGCTACTCCAGATTGTATCGCTGAAGCACAAACTGTGATTACCGATACTCCAGGCTGGATGGAGGAATATGGCCTCACTGAAGACATGCTGGAAACTTGTATGCACGAGCTTTCCGAAGAAGTTCTTCATATTCTTAACAAAATGGCTCCTGAAGGTTGCACACTCTTTTGGGAAGATAATTGCCTCATGTGCGCGGTGGAGAACGAGCATGTCTAATCTTAAATGGTACGTTGGTCAACATGGTGAAAACTATCCTTATTGTTTTGATACTCGTGAAGAAGCCTTAGCCCATGGAAAGTTTGACTTCTTCGACACAGGATTTCACTTGACACATGCTGCTCAAGACCCTATTCGTTTAAGCGAACATTTCGTCCTTGACGATTGGATTTTTGATGTAGATTCAAATGCGTTATCTGAATTAGGTGATCCTGAAGGTGATGGGTTATTGATCGATGTAGATTTTGAAGGTTTAGAGGAAGCTGTTCGCAAAGCTATCGACGATTGGCAAACTGCCAAGAACGTAGTAATCCTTCCCTATATGTTCACTACTATAAAATCTTCTGAGTTTATTCCGCCGGAGCCTGCTAACGATGAAGAATGACATGGGAATAGACGTAGACTTGTTCAATGAACTGGAGAAGTATTTCCTCGGGAGATTCATCGTTGATCCTTTGGAGCAAGAGCTTTTCAATTTAATCGTAGCTTTTGAGCGTAATGGCGATTGGTTCTTGACGACTACCGCGTTTGTTGAGCAACTCCTAGAGTTTTTCACTGCTCGCATAGGTGTAGACTTCGATGGAGTCCGTGGTTTTCCAGAAGCTAACATCGAATCGTGGATGGTCTATTATCTTCGCAATGCTTTGAAGTTTGACAAAACATGGGGTATCAAAACTGAAGACATTACGAGGGATGAAGATGAGTCCGATTAAGATGATCGACATCATGGAAATAGTTGCCAGCGAATCTGGCTGTGTGGTGGCCTCTTTTATTCATCCAATACGTACTCGCAAAGCTACTCTCGGTAGGCATGTAGCGATCTATATGTGTCGAAAACATACACCTAATTCTTTGAAAGCTATCGGCGCGCGATTTAATCGCGACCACACTAGCGTGATCCTAGCTATCAACAACATCGAGAGCAAACTAGCTGTTGAGGGGTTTACTGAAGTTCACAAGTTAGTCCAAGCCGTTGAAGCTAAGATTCTTCAACGAGCTTGCAAGGAAATAAAAAATGTTGTTTTCTGAATTCCAACTTTTAGTTGCTTGCGGAATGCTAGGAGTTTTCTATGGGTTTTCTGCTTATGCAACAAAGAAAGTAGATAAAATCTACTACTGGCTAGCGATAGCTTTGTTTGCTACGATCATCATTAGCATTAGCTTGCGGTTAATCCGAGGAGATTTTCATGCCAACTGAATTTTTAGTGTTGGAGTCATCTGAAGTCGAAGTCACTCTCAAAAGTGCTGTAGAAGACGCTCTATTAGACTATCAGCGGCTGACAAAGAAAAGCCTTGAATATCGTGATGTAGACTTGACTTTGGTGCGTTTGATAGTAGAGCATCTAGTCAAAGGACTAGACGATCCGATGCCTACACAGAACGAATTCTCCAGAGGTGCGGACTGGGGTATGGTATTCATGACGACTAGTCTTTACGAAAGATTAGGAGGCAAACTTCTATCCGCCTCCAATAATATCATTTCTAACGACGAAGTTAAGAAAAAGCACTTTGGAAATTTTGGACCTGATACTGCTCGATTCGTAATCGATGAAGGTGTCATTGACCACGCCTTTGGATACGGCGGTGGCTCCACACGAACAGCTATCCTCATCTCACACGGACTTATTCGTAAGCCTCGCACGATGTGTTATAAATCCCCGTTGACCGAAAAAGGTTTTGATTATCTACGTTCACTAGTCAGCCCTTCGCAAGTTAAAAGATTGATACAGCGATGAGACAAACATCCGTCGAGGTAAGTCAGAAAATCAAGTTTGGAGACGAGCGCACTCGCTACACTGTGCAAGCTTTCAGTCAGCGATATATTATTGCTACGAAAGTGTTCAAGCTCAAACGCAATAATTATCTTTATACGATTATCGATGTGTTCCGTGGAATACGCGGACCTAGCGATCTTCTTTTTGGATCGCCTTATACTTTTAACGATTATGAAGGAGCTACGATGAATATCGCTATGCTTCACTCTGGACGCCAAAGTATATCTCTTAGAAAAGCTGTTCCTTTAACAGTTGAAGAACTTGAACAGATCAGTAAGCTGATTAAATAGTGCTTGTTTTCCTTTAAGGACAGCTTACTATGGTGCTTGTAGGCAGTAAGGAAAAACACATGCAAAATCGCATACCAGTAGACGAAGAGCTACTCAATATGATTGGGTTTTATTTGTCTAAACTAGACGACGCAGGAATCGTATTCTCTGACCAAGAGATTGAGTTCCAGCTGTTGCTTGACACCTTGTGGGAAAGCACAGCTCCTGACGAAGATGCTATGCTTCAGCGTTCGACGCTAGAAAGTTTGCACGACTACTTCGCTCAACGTTCAGATACCGTAGATGGTGACTACGGTGCTCCTGAGCCTAACCTGCCAGCGCGCATCGCTCACGATTTGGGCGCGTTGCTTCTCATTAAGGATATGTCCAATGATAGTTGATGCTGCTAAATATGTTCTTAACAGCAATCCAAATGATGAGGGCTTTTGGGCGATCTTAGGACTTCCCTCGGAAGTCGGCGAAACTCCGCCTCACGTCGTGCTGCCTGATTATCATGTAGTTGCTAGGCGACAAGTATCTCTTGAGTGGCGTCCAATAAGTGCTCCTTCCCAAGTTTACTTTGACTTACCAGATTGTCCAGGCGTTCCACCCTTGACCCCGTTTGAAGTTCAACAGCAGCTAAAAGATTTCCCAACTGATAGCCTTAACCAAGACGGCTGGGAATTTAGTATGGATGGTCCGCAAATGAGTCCACCGGAAGTGTGGTTCCCAGTGTGTACGAAAAACGAATATCTTTTTACTGCTGAAGGTGACATTGAAGATGAACTTACACCTAGGACTAATTGGGTCTGTTTGACTAAAGACTCTCGAGTAGTTCCAGTTCCGTTGGTTGATGCTTTAATAGTCACTGCCAAAGACATTGAGGATATGAAAAATTACCCCACGCTTGGTCCCATGTGGGGTGCAGCTCGTCGTATTACAGATGAAGTAGTTAACTCGTTTGGAGATAACGATTTCAAAGGTGTTGTGGCTAAGGCCGTGGAGGAGTTTACCGAACAACTGAACAAACGTGTCGAAGATAGTTTGTGGCTTGATTTAGAGCACAATCTTCATGGGCGTTTTTGGGATGGTGTTCGACAAGTGATTAATGGTCTGCTAACTGGGGATGAGTGGACGCTTAAAACTTACGTTGGAGCAGAGTCACTTCTCGCTCGACGACCTGAGCTGCTCAAAGCTATAGCTCAGCATATTCCTGAGGAAATTGTAGGCATGCAAGTAAAGGCACTTGAAGAGCGCATCGCCTATCTGGAAAAATCTGTCGAGTGGCATAAATCACAGTCCATTCGCCATAATTATTAAAGGTGCAACATGGTCATCGAAGATAACAACTCCCCTGCTCTTATTATGATTAGAACAGCTGAAGACGTGGAAAGTCCAGCTATAGTTATGAAGGGTATCTCAATCAATTGCATTGTTTTTGAAGGAACTCATTTTATCGGTATTGTTCTTAGTGACATGGGGCAGACTCTAGCCTCGGTGTGCTTACTCAATCCCGAAGATGTAGACGCTATGGTGAGAATTTTGCTAGAAGCAAAAACACATTTTCTGGGTTCTCCTTCTTCAGATACTATCAATTAGGAGTTATCATGCCTCGTGGGTACAATAACTCGCACTATTCCGATTCGCTCAAATTAATCAACGGCGAAATAAAAGTTGTTGCGGTGAAACACCGAACGCTTAGCATAGGTAAAGCAACAGTAAATAAAGATAAGGAGAATAAAGTGACGCAAAATCTCAGCACTATCGCAGCGATTATGCTCGATGACAATCTGGTTAGTGTAACTGGCTCGTTTGCCAATTATCAAAACAAAACTCGTAAGACTTACACTTACAAGTGTCTCCGGTCAATGGCAGAAACATTGAAAAAGAACGACTTAATTGTTGTCGAGAAAAAGACTTCTGAAGGCGAAGGCGCGCTGTTTACAGTTGTGTTCGTAGTAGATGTACACGACACGCTCAACATCGATCCAGATGATGGTATCAATTACGCCTATGTTGTCAGCAAAATTGACACTGGTTTGCTGGACGTTCTTCAGAAAGCTGAAGACGACATGGTTGCACACATCAAACGTAAGCGTCGCGAAGCTTGGAAACAACAACTTGTCACTTCGCTTGTTACGCCTGAGCTAGAACAAGAAAAACTGCGTGCTAAGGCGACTTTGGAAGCCTTCATCGTGCAACCTCCAACGGAAGTTGGTCCATCACCTGCGTATCGTGGCGTAAGCGTTTTTGTTGAACACGTTGACGACGACCACATACCTTTTTGAGCCCTATAAACGGCTCACCGCTGGCGTGTTTAGGTTTGGCTAGGGTTGCCTAGCCAAACCTATTGATTGCCGTGTAGGGCTTTGCCCGTGGCTCTAGAAAGCATCTAATTGTAAAGCTAGGGCTTAGCTAGCAAACCGCTGGAGGTAATTTTATGATTCCGGTTCGAATATACGGTGCTGATGTCAAACTGACTTCTGATGCAGAAGACGTTCATGCGCTTTGGGCGCTACGGGTTGACAGTTTCTTAGTCAGTGCTTGGGAGCCAACTCCTAAGGAATTGGAATCGCTCAACAACGGCGGAAAAGTTTTGCTGTTCGTTAAAGGTCCTCACCCAGCAGTAATGATCACAGCGGAGTAGTTCATGTTTCAAATAACCGGACAACACGGATTTCACATAACATTAGCTAATGGGTACACGATCAGTGTTCAAATTGGTAGAGGCTACTATTGTGATAATCACTACTCGTTGTCCTCGTTAATTTCTGCTGAGCTCGCGGATTTCGCTGGACCAGCTCCGCCTACTTTAACAGCGGAGATTGCAGTAATTCAGCCTAATGGTGAATTGATGAGGCAAGAAGATGGTGACAACATTTTGAAGTACCAAACTGTCTCTGACTTTTTGTCGTTGATGAATCGTATCAACGCTATTTCGCCAATCAGAATTGTTTCTACTCCTTTGCTCTTGGAAGGGCCGCTAAATGAATAAAGAACTGCTCGAAGAGCTGTTAGGTGCTATTCCGTCTGGAGAGTACCATGTAGTGTTTGTTTCTTCCCCCAGCCCAACAGCAGTAGAAATCTGGGAACTGAGCAACGATACTCGCCCAAGTAGGATGCACTCAGGCTTAGATAAGCGAAAGCTAGCAACTATCGCTATTGATCATAAATTGACGCAGCGACAAGCTGCGGCGTTGGGAGCCTTGTTCGCTCGATCTAAATTGCTAGCCAAAGAGAACCTCTTTTTGTACAACGAGAACTTTGCGCTCGCAGCTTGGCAGTGTGTTTATCTTGATGGTGTTACTGGTTTGACTAGTGACGACCACGGTAACTCCTATTGTAGTATGGCGCAGAAAAACAAAGAGTTAGAAGAGCGCAATAAGGAGCTCGTCGCTGCTTTGAAAGCTGCTCAAAACGTGTTTATCGAATATGCCGAGATGCACGCTGCCAAACCTGATTTGGAAAAAGCCAAGCGAAATGTTGAGCATGCGCTCAACATCGCTAATGTTATAAAGGGTGACTAATGAATTGGGCAATCCAATATCTCCTTTTCTGTCTTTGTCTGATATCTTTAGTGTTATTCGTTATCTGGGCAAGTCGAGAAATCCTATTTCAGATGAAAGTCTGCCCGATTTGGAGCAGAACATTGAACGCACTCATGGATGCAGACGTAGAAGTCTCCTTTAGTCCCAGTTGGACTACTTTAGGGAATGTTCAAATCTATACAGGAGGCAATGACTCTGAGTATGGTAGAGCACTCCTAAGGAACGACAACCCAGATAGAGCAACTCAAAAGCGGCTGAAAGAGTATTTCGCTTACAAATACGGAAGTATGGTTCTTAAACAAGCTATCGAAGGAACAGGGTCATGAGTGCGGTATCTGAAGTTCTTATCCCACTTGCAGTATGTGCTGGACTTGTCGTAGTCGTAACAGCTCTTACCCTAGGCGCTATGCTTTTTATTGGCTACGTCCGTGGGGAGATCTATCATGCAACTAGAGTTTGTCCAATCTGGAGTGAGACACTCAACGAACTAATGGATAGTGATGTCCCTGTTGAACGACGACCTGCACAGGATTGGGTTGCTCTAGGTCCTGTCATAATTTTTGTTGGTGACTACCCTGACAACTATGGACACGAGTCTGGGCACAGGGATTATCCTGATCGTAAGACACAGAAACGTCTTAAAGAGTACATCGCTCGCAAACACGCTATTGAAATCTTTGACAAAGTAGCTGACAACTTAAATGTTGCAAAGAACCCCTGACACCGTAGGGTGTAATTTAAAGCACAGCTAGTAGGAGCGTAGTACGTGAAGCAAGTACCTTTCAAAGAGCGAGAGTTGATCAACATGGGTGCTGGTTATACGCTCGCAACTCTAGGTCAGGGTTCGACTGTTCGCATACATTGTCCCGATGGCAAGTATCTGATTGTTACTCCGCGTATGTATTACGAGCCTTACGAAGAAATGGCACGAGCTCTTGCTGCTGAGCGAAACAGACTCAAGCAAGCCTTAGAAGAAATCAAGAAAGAGTGCTCCTGGTTTGCTCATGACGGTTATGGAATAGTTTCTACTATTCAAGAAATCTGTGAAGAAGGACTTAAAGATGTCGAATAATCCAAAGTTACTTCAGAATTCCTTTGAGGAGTTTTGTAGACTTGTCTACCCAGAAGCTGCTCTTCAACAGCAACAGGAGATGCGTCTTTGTTTCATGGCTGGTGCCGAGAGTCTTCGCCGGTTGATGTCCAAAGCCGGAGAGCATGGGATTGAGGGAGTAGCTATTATAGATGAGTACATCTATGAGGAGTTATCTACTTTTCATGAAAACACTATATCGTTGTTTGAATTTGAAGGAACACCACAATGAGCGACGAACAATCCAAGTATTGGATTTACAAAATCAGTGGCGAAGAAGAACTTTTTGCTCTAAGACATGCAAATCCTATAAATCACTACGACGCAGCTAGGCTAGCCTCCGAGGATTATTTTCTCTATCGTGGTCAACGAGCCTTCGTAGAAGAAGGCGAAGACATAGAGATAATGGTTCGTTGTCCAGAAGGCAAAACCTCTTTCCATACCGTTCGTTGGGAAGAAGAGATTCTCTGTCGCAGCAATGCAGTTATTCCAGGTACTGATTTCTACCAGAGAGTAGCCCAACGTTTTGGAGTTTCTCGCGAAGTAGCTAAGAAAGTTACCCTTGCTCGCTCTTACGGAGGAGGCAGGGAAATTGTAGAGCAGATGCTGGGAGAACTAAATGAACGATGAACAGAAAATTGCCTATGTGAATGGACAAATCGCTTGTGCTCAAATTGAAGCTATGGGTATGGTAGCTGATAATGCTTACTGGCAAAGCCTAGGTCAAGCTCCAGCGTACACTCTTACGCACTTCCAAGACTTGATTTACAAGTATGGCATTCACAACAATGCTATCATAGAATTCTTCAGAGACTAGCATGTCTTTAGCCCTTACGATTCACGAATCGCGTGTTTTTCTCTTAGATGCGATTAGCGATGCTCGACATGGATTAGTAAAGGCTTACCACGATCAAGCTTGCACTATGGAACAACTGTCCGCTAGGACTAACATTCCAATCGGTAAGCTAAAGAAGATCATGATGATTAGTGGAGAAGTTCCTAATTTAACTGATCTTGTTACGATAGCATGGGCTTTGAAACAACGAGTTGCTATCTCAATCGTCCCCATGGAGGAAGAAAATGATTCATCTTGACATACAGACCTTAACATATATGTTAATCCCTGTAGTGATTATCGCTACGATCATAGTTCTTCTGCTGGTAGCTGTGGGGATCATGTTAGTAGCTGAAGGTCTTTCACGGCTCACAAATTGGATATGGTATAAGATATCTAAGAAAGAAACTCCTTTAGTGAATTTACGGGCTTTCGTAGCAAAAGCTGCAATCACTTTCCTACTTCTTTTTCTTGCCTACAGCATTCTCACAGCTTCTTACGAAGTTGCGTACAAGATAGCTGTTTCGCTTAGGAGCTAACGAGTAATAAGCCCTTGCAAGGAAGCTAGGATTGCCTAGGGTGTAGCTATGGCGCTGGTAGCGCTGACTATGCGTAGGAGCAAGTTATGAACGTTGAGAACTTCAAGTTAGTTCGTGAGCACGTCGCACTTAACGAAGAATTTCACATGGAAAACATGCGCACAGAGTGTGGAACTCCTGCTTGTGTTATGGGAAGTGCTGAAGCGATTATTCGCAGCCTGTATGAGTCTGGAGCGCTCTCAGAAGGAAAATCGCCTTTATATCCTTGTGGGAGATACGTCGATCAAATCTTCATGCGTGAGTGGCTAGGTGTGGACTCTGTTGAGTTTGATCAAATTTTTCTTGGTAATTTCTCCAGGAACTATCTTAGCAATATTCGCAAGGCAGAAGTTCTTGCTTACCTTGATTTATGTATCGAGCGTGGCGAAATCGTTTTTGACGAGTTCGAATGGCCTCGTGTTTTGTGGGGAGATTAGTATGAATATCGAGAACTTCAAATTGCTTCGCGATCATGTTGCGGCAAATAGCAAATTCAGTATGAATTCGATAACGCATCGGTGTGGTTCTGCAGCCTGTATCATGGGTAGTGCTGAAGCGATTATTCTGTCACAGACAGAGAATCCTCGTATTAGCGAGTTTACTTTCCATGATGTAAATGGTCGCTTGCGCGTTTGTTCATACTATATTCGTTCTAAGTGGCTAGATATCAGTTTTGCTGAGTACGATCATATTTATATGGGAAATTTCTCTATTTACCCAAGTATGGATCAAATTACTCAAGCTGAGGCTGTAGCATTCTTGGATATGTGCATCGAATCTGAGCATGTGTTCTTAGGCCAAGTAGTTTTCGTTCCGGAGGAAATGCTATGAAGAAAGAAAATTGGCAGCAACTTTATGACGACGTAGCAGACAATCAAGATTTTAACATGATAGATTTTCTCCACCCGTGCGGAACCGCTGCCTGTCTTCTTGGACATGTTGCTACACTTATGATACCTAGCACAGAATCTCAAGATGAGGAAGAGCTGCTTAAAAAACGTGAAAAGTTAATCCGCACTGGTGATCAGGAAATGGCCGATTGGTTAGGTATCACTTTAAATCAGCTTCCTGAATTTTACGTTGGCTCCTGGGCAGGAAAAGGCATAAGCTGCATCACGAAAGAGGATGCGTTGTATTGGCTCAACGAGTGTCTTGAAAAAGGCGAAGTAACTCGTATTTAATGTTCTGAGCGGGTGCTTAGGCGTTTTGGCACCCAAGCGCACAATTTGGACGTTTTAGGAGCCACGGGGCAAGCCAAGGGAGGCACTCTTGCGGGTAGGGTGCTAGGGTTATGCCCTAGGTTAAACCGCCCGCTGGCGAGCAATTTGTGGCGCTCGTGTATTTTGCATCCCGTGGAAACAATTAACCTTGTGTTGAAGCCTAGACGCTTTAGGGTTATGGCTTAGGCAGTTATTTGACCGTAGGGGTAAACACATGGAAAGAAAACTTAGCAGTGAGAGCTTGAAATTACTATGTCAAGCTTCTTTTTCCTGTAGGGAAGAAATGCAGCATTTGAACGATAAGAATATGGCACTGCGTCAGCATAGTGCTGAGATAGCAAGTAACTTAGAAAAATACCAAACATCGCTAGCTGCGGGTGTGAACAGTGACGGTTTTCACTATGTTTATTTTCAAAATTCAACTATCTTTGACAAGCCTTCTATGCTTTCGCCTTCTATGTTGTTGTCAACTATCAGCGAGAGTCGCAAGGCGTTGGTTACTAACAGGCTAGAGATCGAAGATAACGAGCGTCAGATCGATGAGCTCGACCGTCTCATGGAATTGTATGACGAAGATGCAATTGCTTTTGGCATTGTACCGGAGCCCACTTCAGAGGCTTCTGCTGCTGTAAATGAGTTACTTGCTACAATCGAAAATCCTCTTGGGGATTTGCTCAATATCAAAACGCGCATCCTCGTTAAAGGTATCGCTTGTGATGTGCAGGAAGTTTTCCTGAAGGTGCAAGAGATCGTAGTTAGTCTTGTCAGTATGGAAAAACAGCAAGTTGAAGCTGATACGTTTCTTCATGACGACGTGGGTATGGACGACTTAGACTTCGTTGACCTCATACTCCGCCTGCAAGAAGAGTTTGATTGCTGCATTCGCACGGCTGATGTCCATGGCTGGCGAACAGTAGGCGATGTCGTGCGCACTGTCATGAACAACTCAAAGGTGGCTCACTAATGTTTAACAAAAAATCTTACTGCTACTTTACGATTCCTGGCACAGATTATCAAGTAGGGGATTCCTTTGTAACTTCTGAAGCTTTCTCAGGTAAGCGTTTCAAAGTGCGAATCATCGAAGTGTACTACGCAGGAAGTTACTCAGCTATTGAGTGGCCTCTTGAAGGTCTCAGCTTAGTTTGGTACAAAATCACTAATTTCACGGATAAACTTGCGTATCGAGTTCGTCGTGGATGGTATAAAATTCTAGACAGATGGAGTCTGTAGATGAGAGTGTTAGAGCAAAAAGTCTGGTCTGTCCAAGTCACTTGCACGGGTCATGGTAACAACACGAGCGGCTGTGGATCGCTTTTAGAAGTTGAAAAAGAAGATATTCGCTACTACGCAGGCAAGTCAGGTAACCCCTCTGTGGACGGAACTTTTTTCTATCAGCCTGAAGCAGCAGTCATTCGTTGTCCCTCATGCAGTGCGTTAACTGATTTATCAGAAGAGCAGCGTCCAGCTGATTGGCGGAGCTGCACGGAGTTCACTGGAGCCTGGAAAAGAAGTGGGCTTTGACATGACAATAGAAGAGTGGGAAGAATGCCTATCAAATTGGGAAGCTCGTCCTGATGAAGATCGTTATCATTTCCTTTGTGCTCCTGAATACAAGCCTTTCTATGGATATCTGCTCCCTAACGGCTGCGCTATCACATGTCCACAGTATGGACATATCGGTATCGAGCTTCGTGTAGGAAAAACACAGCGCGAGTTAGAGCTAGAAGGTTGGGTTAAACTAGCTCAGGGTCCAGCTATTCCGGGAACTGGCACTTTCTTTCTGAAATCCTACTCTATGGCCTACGCCTGCAAAAAATTAACACGTGAACAGAAAATATGGTTAGATAGCGTAGGCTTCTTTTACGTGGACACTGACGTAGTTGCTTTAGGTGTCGAACGATTCGCTTTTAAACCGGAGTAAGCAAGTGTCAAAGATTCCTGATTATAGTAAACTGAGCCCTAACCTTTTGGCAAATGTAGACACTCTTTGGCGAGGAGCTGTATGTGCCGCGCTGAACTCACCCGTGTTTGGCGTAGCCTCTAATCCTGCTAGCTCTGCAGACCAAGTTGTCGAAGAGTACCTCAAACGTTTTTCGGGGCGCTAACTACCGATAACAAAGTGCTTGTATCTTGCTGCCGATGGCTTAGGGTAGTTTTGTAAAGCAACAACACAGAGGCGCAACATGACCGCACTAATTGACAAATACCCAGCTCTACGCGATGCGTACCTTGTTCTACAGAGCTGTAACGGTGGGTTATGGGGTGCTCGCACGCCAGAAAATGCGTGTTTGGAAGTTGATGAAGTCATAGTTCGAGCTGATCCCGAGCTTCTCAATCACATCGATCAATGGCTCCAAACCCTCACGGAGGATGAGCTTATCGATTTTGTCGATGGTGACGAAGACGAAAAAATAGCTTGGCTAAAAACTCAAAGCTATCCAGCTGACCAAGCCGACAAGTTGTTCGACGATCTTTTTGAAATACCTGACTACGACTAAGGAGTTAACTATGCGACAAAGTTCAGTAAATATGGCAGCGGGAATGGCTCTAGCAATGATTGGTGTAAATGGTTTGACTCCATCGGGCCGTAAACCGCAGGGTCCGGAGTTTCAGAACCTTCCCAAAACTTCAAAGCATGTCGATCAGTTTTATCTCAACGCGGCACAAGAAAAGCGCGAGCGTAAGATGGCGAAGCGTGCTTCGCAGTTGCTTAAATGACTAGGGCAGAGTTGAGGGCGTGCGGTCCGTTTTGGATGGACTTTTCTCACGAGAAAAATATGTACGGAGTAGAGTGTAGCAATCCTCCAAATGGAGGGCACTACATTCTTTTTGTACCCAATGATGAGGATGGTAGTATTTCTACTGAGATCGCCAACATCCTCAACTCAGCTTTGAATTTTCCACGAGGCACAGGCCGATGAGCATACGACATCACAGCGCGTTCATTGATTATTTTGAAAAGAATACTGACACTCACAATGTCGTAGCTTTCTTAGCAGATAATCCTTTTCCTCGGAACATTTTGCTGGGCTTGGAAGATAAGTTCAAAGTGCAGTTTTGCCAGAGTGATGACAAAGACCTTGAGCTATATGGCTACAATGCAATCGGCTATCTTTTCGCCAAGGCTAATGAGTTTGGGCCTCATCCAGCTTCACACGATGTCACCAAGGCTATGCTGCTTCAGTTCTACTACGGTAGCGAAGGTGGTGAGTTCTCAATCTACGTTTTAGTATATCGTTAGGAGCAAGCGATGAACCTTAATTTAGAAGCTGGCGATTATCTTATTTGCTCTAGTCAGGAATACAATGAGCAACTTGAGCTCGTTCAGTTAGGTAGGCATCCTACCTACACAGATATTCAAATCTGTGACTTCCATGGTGAAAACGAGCTTAAAGTGTTTGTTACTTATAAGACACCTTTTATGCTTCCAGACTCGCCGCCTGTTCCTCTTCAAAACTACAGGTGGTGTGGGACTACTTCCGAAGAGTTACTAAAAACAGCTTGTGAAGCGTACGACCAAGCTTCAGGCGGTGGTCACGAAAACGTGGACGACATTCGCATGAAAGCCGCTCTTGAAGCTGTGCTAGAAAAGTTAGCCCCTGAGTTTCACCAAGCCGATAACTTCGAAGCGGACGATAAACTTGTCGATGAGTTCGTAGCTAACTGGATTCTAAGAAACGAGGCTAAGCATGGCAGAGGACTATAAGTATAGCGGCAAAGTCATAGGCGGCTCCATGGATGGTCGCACTGTGTCTAAGAATGACCCTCCGACCTTTAAGAAATTTATCTTTGCTCGCCATCGAGGCAGCAGTAAAAGATTTTTTGAAGTCTACCATTGGGTTTCTTCTAAAGGTACTCCAGCGTGGCGCTATTCCCATGATGAGCCTGATACTCGAATCCCTGAGCCAGATCACGATTGGGCGGCTATCGAGCAGATGCAGATAGACATTCAGTATCTCAAACAACGACTAGCGCGTGCTGAAGATGTGATTCGCAATATGTATCACAACACTGAGTTAGTTCCGCTGGCCGATCTTATCGAATACAAGCAAGACTATAATTTTGACTTGGGGAAGCCTGATGACAAAACGTAGGCTATACACTCACTATATGCTGACGCAAGATGTTGTTATTCCGAAAGGAACAATTCTGCGAGTAGCGCCTAGTGAACTCGGCGGCCCTAGTCATGTGTGCGCTCCTGTCACATTAGGCAAAGACTTCTCTGGTGACTTCGTTGTGCAAGTTCACAAAGACGCCATGGATAGTGGCTTCTTTCAAGCTTCTTTGGTGTAGGGAAATGCTCGATTATCAGAAAGAGTATTTATGGGAGAACTGGTCGATGGATAAGCTAGCGGCAGAGAAAACTCTTATGGATAAAGGCCCAGAGTTCACTAACGTTTGCTCTATAGAAATTAGTCAGTATCTTCCTAATGGTGAAGTTCAAGTCTTCGTGACTAGGCGCTATTGGACTCGCACACGCGAACCGTTGAATCAAGAGGTGTATCGATGAAAACTATCGGCATTGTTATTGACGACTGGAAGCTTTCCATATTCAAACACCACCTTACCGAAGCTGGATATAAATTCACCTTTCATAAAGGTATCAGTTTCGGTACGTTGATACTTAGAGTGCAAGCTAGATTCGCCTCAGATATAGCGTCCGCTGTTCAAGCAGCTGATGCTGAATGCGCTAGTATCAAGAATAAACAAACTTTGATACGTGCCTGTATTCGTCAATCCAAAGCCTTAGGAGCGTTTGCGTTCAGAGCGCAGATGAAAAAGCCATGATGGAAACTTTTGCAGTTTTTGCCTCTATCGTTAGTGTTTTAGTTGCTATCGTTTCGATCCGGATTTCTTGGCGCACAAGCCAAGAGCTCATCCAAATGTTGGAAGATCAAGTTAACGATATGTTAAAGGATCATACTAAAGATGACTGAGCAACCTGTTAAAGAACCACAGGAATTCTGCCCTACGCCACGTGAGCCTCAGTGTTGTCAGCAGCCTGTTGTTCTGGGCAACGCAGGTTTCATTGTTTGGCGGTGTGAGCACTGTGGCTCGGAGTCTTGGACATGAACGACGAAGAGATTTTCATTCGAGAGCGTGATAGACTTAATCGCCTAACCGGCCATGAGCCAGATGCTTTTCTTAGGGAGCGTCAGCATGAGGAGCTGATCAAGCTCAAGCGTCAGAACGAAAAGTTGAAAGAAGCACTTCTTGGTCTGCTTTCGCGTCTTAGTCTAACTATTCGCGGTAAACAAGCGAAACGTTACTATGTTCACGACTGGCATATAGACGACTTCGCAAGAGAAGTTCGTAACGCTAAAAAACTCCTAGAAGGAATTAAGAAATGAGTGATCAAGAAATCATTTCTGGCTTAGCTTTCGTTGGTGCGATGACAGTAGGTGTCGGATCACTTTTCGCACTGGTAGGTATATTTACCTGGATTCGCGAGCAGTGGGGTCTTCATGTCTCTAAATCACTAGCCGTTGAGAGGTTGAGCAAGCAAGTAAATGACCTCGGTCTAGAAAACATTCGCTTGAAATACGAGCTTGCAGAACACAAACGTCTTTTTGGTGTCTCGAGTGCAGTTAAGGATAAAACAGATGAGTGACGATAAAAAGCTAATTGACGATCTATTAGTTGCTGCTGACAAAGTTGTAGCTTATGCTGACATGAATTGTCGTGACGAAGAGAACCACGAGATTCCAGCTGAGTTTCTAGAACTCTGGAAAGCTGTCAACTCTGTTAAGGGCGCTAGGTATGACCGAAGATGATTTAGAAATAGTTCGTTTACGAGAGCAGATTTACTCGCTTCAGAGTAGGATAACAGCTATGTCTGCTGAGATGCGTTTGCTCAAATCCGACAATAGAAATCTTGCACATACTAATGTTGAGTTCGCTAGTAGTCTTGGCAGTGCTCTTGAGATTATCGAGATTTTACGCAACGACAAACTAAGTTTAGAAGAAGACATCGCTATGCTTGAAGACGAGCTTGGCGGACTGCAGAATAATTCTTATTCTAACCTTGCGGGGAATTGAGATGTTACAGCGAGTTGAATTCACAAAGGAAAACCTTCAGCGGTGGGCAGACTGCACTCAGCCTGGAGACGAGCAGTCCATGTCTCCAGAAGGTTGGGCCATTCGAGTGTTTGATTTCGCTGAAGCTAAGGTTAATGCTCCACGCCTCGCACGGACTCTTTTAGAGGCTCAGCAGACTATTGACAATTTGACCAAAGAGAACCAGAGGCTTGAAGCTAAGGTTGAGTATCAGTATGATGAGCTTGCCCGTATTCAAGGTTTCTATAAATGTTTGCGTGAGTTACCAGAGATTTGTGATTATCAGACTGCTATCTTTCTGTATCTTCACGTTGCCATAAATCATCCTCGTGCTATGGAATTCTGGGAGATTGGTGCTGAACTGCGACGAGCGCATGGCTATGAAAAAATAGCTACTAAAGCAGAAGAAACAGGCCAAGGTGTCTGGCACACAATACGGAAGGCTCTGAAAGATGAGAAGTGATTTCGAGATCACAGATAGAATTCTTGATCGAGCTATCGTAGCTTATGAGTTGATTAATGATTCACCGCATGGTGTCAAACGAGCTCCTATGTCTGCCGCTCTAGATTCAGCTATATATGATAGTGGTTTAGTTCAGGAAGTTCTTAACCTGCGTGAAGCCTTAGAGTTTTATGCTGATCCAAACGCTTGGAATCAACCACCTGTTAAGACGAAGCAAGGTTGGTTTACTGTGGAATATGAGAACCAAGCATCGAAGATGCAGGTTGACCGTGGCAAACGTGCTCGTGAAGCTCTTAAGGAGAGTGTGCTATGAATAGCGAAAAAGATTATTGGGCGATGTTCGCTGCTGCGGGGATTACTGCGGGGTGGACTGAACGTGCTTCAGCCGAGACGGCTGATAGTATGGTATGTTCTATGGCTGAGCGCTATGGGCCTCTGGACGACAAGTCTGAGGACGTAGCTGCACTTCAGGAAGAAGTTGCTCGCCTTCGGTTAGCTTTGTTCAAATATGGCATGGCTGACGCCATGGAAGAGGCTCCACCTGAGTTACAGAATACAATCCAAAGAGCAATTGACATAAGTAGAAAGAAGCTGGGCTATGAGTAGCTTCTCGCTCCGACAATTGGCTTTAGTTACGTCTGCTGAGGTAGTTGGCACAGATGAAATGTGTGCTGTTATTCCGCTTGGGAATGATTTACGCAAATACTCTGAGATGATGTTTGAAGCTATAGAGCGACGTAAGTTTATCCGTGGGAATGGTGTGGCTAATCCGAAAGGTGTCCTGGCTGAAGAAGCTCTTCCAAACGCTATGCGTGTTCACGACGAGCGCCCCTATACTCTGGGATACATAACGACAGGTGTTGCTGGTCACTTCTCCATGAATGACAACGCTGATATATTTATCACCCTCATCCACACTCTGGACGCACGCTATCGTCGATATGCATCATTCGTGGTGAGCACTGATGTAATGGATTTTCTCAAGCGTATCAAAGATAGCAGTGGTCAGATGATATGGCGACCAGCAATGACTGTAGGCGATCCTGAGATGCTTTACGGGTTTCCTGTTTACGAGAGCGAAGATATGCCTTTGATGAAGGAAGCCCGCTTCTCGGCCATGTTTGGTGATTTCGTTGCGGGTTATCTGATTAAAGATAGTCCTACACGCTACGAAGAAGACAAAGCAAATCGAGAGTTTATAGCTACCAAGCGAGTTGATGGCTACGTGAAAAACTTCAACGCAATCAAGCTTTTAAAATTCGCAGAGGAGTGAGTATGTCTGAAGAACGAGTAATAACCGACGAAGAAATCTTAGCAGCTTGTGTGCTGAAGTTTGAGTGCTATGATTTCGACGAGCCTATCACACTTCGATATTGGTTCAAACAAGTTTTGTTCAGCCTCATTAAAGAAGGTGAGACTTTCAATGGCAAGCGTCCATTCGGCAATAGCGGTTGGGAAGCTTATCTGGGTATTCCGTTCGTGATGGCCGGTCTTCTGGAGAACGAGGACGACAGCGAGTTTCCAGATGAGGCTTATCCAAAGTATCCTTCTGAAGCGCGCTTGCTCCTGCTTCGTGCAATCAACTTGATGGTGGGGCCGTTATGAGGGATGATCGAGGAAAAGAGTTCCAGGAGAGCCATGAGTTACCTCGTAAGGACGACACCGTTACTATCAAAGCAAAAGTGCGTTCTTTCACAGGCACTAAAGAGGGTCTGTGTGCGCTTGAAATCGTAGCTCTCGACTATTCGAGTCACACAGCTTCGTATATCAAGCAGGCTACTACTATTCGTCTTCCCTTGGAGGATATCGTTGCTTTAGTTGATCGTCCTGTTACGGATAAAGAAATCATTGATGAACTTAAGAAAACGATCAACGAGCAAGTCGATGAAATAGCCGAGCTTAAATCTAGGAACGAAAAACTAGAGGCGAACTACGCTAACTTGTATAACAGCACGAGGACCAGATGAGCGAGCAAGTTGACTTAGCGACACTTCCTATCGATGAGCTGCTTGAAGTAGCTAGTGAGGAAGCTGGTAGGATTCTTAACAGACAAATGCTACTCAATCCTAATCTGTCAGACAAGCGTGCTCGTGAGATATTCTCCATGGAGCTGCTGAAAGTCGTTGCAGCATGGATGAGGGAGCAGCCGATGGGTGGACTGTGCTCACCAGGATATTCGTTAGCTATCGATAATTTAGAAGATATCATTAACTATTGATACTTTCGCTAAAGGATAGGTCATGGTCAAGAAGTTCGTAATGAAGCATCTAGTCTTTAAAAGAGCTGAGCCGGAGGAATTCGACGAAACAACTGCTCCAGATTGGCTGACATCAAACAACACTATCAAAGGATCAACTATGGATAATCGTTGGTTCTGGGACGATTACGTACTGAAACTGAAAGTAGGCAAATCAATAGATACGGATTTCCATAGAATCACACGCATAGCATAACTTCCTAGGGAAAACTTAATTGTTGTAATGACGCCATGATGGCGTAAGGTGGGCTTGTGTTTAAGGCAAGTAGGAGCCCGCAATCATGTTCAAAGTTATTGAACAGTACACTATTCTCACCAGCACCTATGGTGTAGAGAAAATTGACAACCGGACCTATGCCGCTTGGGTTGACGGCTGTCTTCTTGACAAAGCTGCATCAATTCACGCAGTTCGTCAATTTCTGCTCAACCATGCTAAGAACAAACTAGCAGACTTAGCTTCTGAGCTTGTACAGAAAGCAAGGCATGTTGATGAAGCCTTGGCCTCGCTAGATCGAGAAGAGCATGCGCTGGCTAGAAGCGTAGCGCAAGCAACCGCTCGTCCTGAAACTGAAGCGGCTCGTATCGTTTACGACGCTCTGTTAGATAGTGGTGTGGCTTTCACTGTCAATGGCGCAAGTAGCGGCCTTCATATCTTCCACATGTGGAACCCTGACGTTTACATCAGGTGTTTAGAAGATGATAATATGCCAGGAGTTCCGCGCCCTGAGGCTTGGGATGGTATCTTTATCTGTGGCACTTCAGCAGCTCGGCAGTTCTATTTAATGCTCACGCTAGACTAAAGGGCGGTGCTAAATGAGGGCCTAGGGTGCGTTGTGGCGCTTGGGTAGCTTGGCGCGTGGGTAGCCTAGGGCTTTGTATCGCCCGTAGTCTAGGAAGCGTTTGTAGTTGGTAGAGGTAGGGTGGGCGTGGTAGTTTGGCGCGTGGCTTGCAGTTTAGGAGAATGTTGTGCAGAAATACTATGATGAGCTCAGGCAAGAAAATGAGCGTCTCCGTACTGAGAACGAGAAACTCGTAGCTGAGAATATCCAGCTCGTGGCTCAAAATTACTTACTTCAAACGACTCGAGAAATTCTCCTTGCAGAACTTCGTGAGTGCAATCGACCAAACATAGATTAAGGGGTGCTACGTGGATAAGTTAGATATCGATAAGTTTGAGCTAGCAGAGTTAGTTCAAAGTGAGTATTGTATAGTTCCTATTTGGCAGGCTCGCACAGGGTTTGTCTTGGCGAGTAATCCCCGTAGTTGGGACAAGTTTGATTGGGCCAAGAGTTTCGCTTCGCTAGAGAAGGCTGAGGCTGCATTGCTCGATCGTCCCAATACTCGAAAGGTTGGCAATCGTAAACCATGTGGTCAGTTCGAGTATGATGTTGAGCTTGGGAAAGCTGAGATCATCCGTAGTGCAGTTACTCTTCAGAATGCTTTAGATGGGAAATTGAAGCTTCTAGGTTATACGATTGACTGTCCTGTATCTGGGCAGACATACACGTTTCGCAGTTATCCTAAGGTGGAGAAGTAGATGTCTGCGATCTTGAGATTTACTGCTTCTTTTTGTGTCTTTTTCCTATGGAGCCATTTGTTCGTGTGGCCTATAGGTATGATTTTTAGTGCTTGGGACCTTCTCCCAAAGCTGCCTATTGATCGCATCATAACAACAGACTTTCTGCTGTGTGTTCTTGCTTCAGCATTTATCATAGTTTGGTCTTTGTTTTGGAAAGAGAAAAATTCTTGGGAGTTGCTTCGTTCTGCCCAGCGGAAGATTAAGTATCTAGAAGCCCATTTGACTCGGCTAGGCGTGGACCGTGAAGACTTAATCCAGAAGGGTTGGGATTACTGATGCAGGGGTGTGAAGCGCTCTGTCTTAATGGGTGTTTGAAGTGCTGCTCAGAATCAGAGCTCGTTCGACGACTTGATGAAGCTATGCGTCAGCTCGCTATTCTTCAAGTAGCACATCGCACTCTTCAATCTCGCTATCACCGCAGACCCGCTCTGCATCAGCATCAGGTTCGTGCTTTGAATGCTGTGGGTCAGCATATCGTCTTAGAGCCCGAGTTGGGGAAAGCGGTTATGGCAAAATTTCAAGAAGCTGCTGCCAAGAGCGCGTTCGCGTGCTTCAATCGGGGTTAGAAGCATGAGCAAGTTTGAAGTCACTGATGCAATAGTCAGCGCCGCAGTGTGGGCACATCAAAACGCGCCAACTAGGATGGGGCATCCATTCATTCCTATGCGCGCCGCCATCACCGCAGCGATTGAGAAAAGCGGGTTAGTAGAAGAAAACACGCGCTTGCGGAATCTTGAGTCGCTTTGCTTGTTTTGGCTTTCACCTAAAAGAACAGCGGACAGTGCTGGAGTTGTCGAAGTTTTACGCAGTCATTTACTAGACAAAGAGAACGATGTTGTCCCTCGAGAGGACAAAGGAATTGACATCGGACTCAAGCGTGTTAATGAATCTGAAATCTCGTATTACATCTTGCGTAAGCCCGATGGAACAGAGTTTCGTGTCGACTGTCCTCTTACAGAAGAGTCTATTCGTGAGGCTTCTGGTGGATGGGAAGGCGATCTATACGTTGTCTCGAGTGTTACTCCTGCGTTACCGAATCCTACTCCATTGAGGGTCCGACAACTTGTAGTCACTCTACAGCCGCAGTTGCGTTGTATTGACGGGAAATTCTATGTAACCGAGTCAAAGACTGAACGTTTAAATAGGCCAATGGAGAAGCCAGTGTCTAAAGATGAGATAGAAGATGTGCTGACTACTATATTTAGTCAGCTTCATAGTATTGAGCATAAGCTCATACGAGCTGGTTTAAAAGGCCAAATGAGCGGTGGGTCTAAAACAGATATCCGCCAGAAGTTGGACTATATCGCCGAAATGGTAAATAAACTGCCACAGAATGGAGAACAGGCATGAATAAGAACAGGCGCAAAGAAATCGAGACGGCCATTGAGTTACTTGATAAAGCTAAAGATATCCTGGAATCCTGTGCTGCGGATGAGCGTGAGGGTTTTGAAAATCTGTCGGATGGTCTTCAACAAGCCGAACGAGGGCAGCTTATGGAGCAAGCTGCTGACGCTCTCGACGAGGCAGTCTCTTCGGTGCAGTCAGCAATGGATTCTGCTGGCGCGGCTACGGAGGTTTGATCATGGACCCAAGTGAAATTAGACAATACGATGTTGTTTCAGCGAAAGTTGTTGGGACAGTTCTTCAGAAAGAAGACAGTTATGCTGTCGTTCGGTTGCGTGATGCTGATAATAGCACGATCCTTAACCAGTGGGGCGAGCCTACGGATTTTAACGTTCCTTACGAGTGTATTGATTCTGTCGTTAGTCGTGAAGAAACGCTCGAGGATGAAGTTAACCGTCTCCGTTCGGAGAACCAAACGTTAGTCAATGCGAACATGGCTTGGGCCATCCAGAATGACATGCTGGCTAAGAAAGTTTTTGAACTTCAGCGTTACGTGGATGACCTTAGTCACCCTTCCTCAGAAACGGTTAAGCTGACAGAGCGAACAGAAAAGTTTCTAGCTGAGAATGCTGAATTACGCAACATGAACCAAGAGTTATCCGATAGGATTACTAGTCTGTATAGAACTGTTGACGCTCTTAATCATCCAAACCCGAACGTAACCGAGTTGGAGCATCGTCTTGAAAAAGCTCTCACGGAAAACCGTAGAATCCGGGAGGAGCATGAGTCGGACTTAGAAAGACTTGCTAGACTTGAGGAGCTCTCTGGTATGCAAGCGCCTCAACCAATTACCATGGAGGATCGACTAGCTATGGGCAAAGCTCTTCGTAGGAAACATCTAAACTCGGAACCTTTGCCTTACAGAGAGGAGGAAGTTTTAATTCCTCCGGAGCCATCGGTGTTAGGCGGTGTAGATATTTCTAAGTTTGAGGGAGGCTTAGGTAATAATCCATTCGTACCGACTAACTATTAGCGGCAGATATCAGCGCCATCGTCTGAGTATGTTTCGCGGATACGGATCATGTCGATCTTCTCAGAGGACATGATTCGCCCGCCCCATAGATCGGCGATGACCAGACCGTACCACCAGTTGATGATTGAATGGGTAGCGTAGTCCTCAACCTCCCCATGCGGTAGGGCGCAGCCGACTTCCATAACGTCGACAGCTGAGACAGCTCCAATTTTCCCTGTTGTGAAATGCTGGAAAGCATGAGTGTGTCCAGAGATGAAGGATGACGTCATCTCGTTGGCGGCGCGTTGAGGACCTGTCTTTCCTCCAAAAGCACGACCAGCCCCGTTCGTTGGGTGGTGGGATATACCTACGCCTTGAACGAACATCACTTCTCCGTAAGGACGAGTGCGCCAGCCGAATTGAGCAAAGTTCGTTTCCAGCTCTCCAGTGAACACACCCATAGTTTCGGGATTGGCGTTCTCAAACCGGTTGAGGCGGTTCTCATGATTGCCTAAAGTAATGTCTAGTTTAGGCTTCCAGTCAGGTGCTTTGTTGTCATGGAAGACGAGCAGGGATTCTTTCTGATTATCCAGGTCGGCTCGGATGGGTGGCTTTAGCCGTGCTCTCGCGGTGTCATTCTTATCGTGGAAGCTCGCGCCATCAAATGTTCCCCAGTCACCTACCTGTACGACTCGTGATAGCTTACGCTCGGACCCTAGGCGTGCAGCCCATTTGAGGACTTCCGTGCGGTGTGGATGTCTCGGGTCTTGATGGAGGTCGCCAATGAAAAGGACTCGCTCGCGTGTGCCTTCGGGGTAGTAAGCTCTAGGGTCGGGCGTTGAAGCTGGAGTGATGACTTGTCTAGGGACAGGTTGCAAGTAGCGAGAAGGAACGTACAGACTCCAGTCAGGTTCTATACCGTAGTGGGTTTTCGCTGCTGTGAGTCGATTGTTCAGGGCTTGTGTGGAATTGATAAAGCCGTCTATCACTGCTTGTTCAGCGGCGACTTGTAAAGCTGAGCGTCCTATTCCATGGACACCGATGGGCCTGTTTCCACCTCGCAAGGCCATGTTCACATAATGTACTGAAAGTTCTGCATCTGCTCGTGTTAGTTTGGGTGCTGGCATGGTGTGACCTCATGTTAAGACGACTGTCTGCGGGTTGCAAACAGTCGTCATTAGCTTTCCTCGGGTACATCAATGAGCAGATAAAGTGACTTATACCAACTTCGTACTGAAGTAGGCAGCACCATCTTGAAGGGTAGTTGCTTTGATACCTGCCGTTCTGGCAGCTTGATCTTTCCGGTGTTCAGCGCGAATTTGATTCGCTTCACCGATGGCTTGATCCATAGACTTCTTTTTGAGATTCACCATGTTTGGGACATCAGTGGGCAAAGAGGTAGGAACTGGGGTCTTCATGGCAATGACTCCTTGGGTTGTCTGTGGATTGCTTATCGTTTGTCTTAGGTTGCTCGCCTCATACACGCTTGGGTTGCTCGCGTAAAGGGGGTCGCTTCGTGTGGTTGTCTATTGAGTGCTATCCGTAGTCGTTAGTTGGCTTCCTCGGCTAGCTCAGTGATTGCCTCATCTTCGGTTAATCCAGAATTCTTCTTGCGTCCATAGGCCTCCTTTTTGATACTGAGGAAGTATGTGTAATAATGGTGATGCTTCGCCCGAGCCTGTTCTAACGTCAGTTGTAGCGGACTTTCGATTACATTCAAGAACTCCTCCCAAGTGCTGAAGGGGAGCTCGTGTACTGTTGGGAAGAACTCTGTTGTCCATGCGATGAGGGTTTCCAAAGGTCTGAAGTCATCTTCGTTTGTTAGCTCGTTGCGTTTTTGGAAGGCGTAATCGTCCCATGACAATTTGGTAGTTGTTACGGTCACTTCCGTTCGACGACCTTTGTAAGACATGCTGGCAGCGTCGAAGAGGATTTGGTCTTCGTCTGTCATCTCGAACTCACGGAGCATTTTGGAGTGATTAGAGGTGCGGAGGGATAGATTGGGGACGACTGCGCCGATATCCTTGAGGATTACGAATGGCAGTATGCGCTCACCTAACGGGTGATGACTGGGAGGTTTGTAGGGGATAGTGATGGTGGAAAACTCTGATCTGCGTTTGTCGATCTTGTGGCTGTGTCCGAGGGTTATGGTCTTTTTGGAGTGGCTTACGCGATAAGTGATTAATGGGAAAGTGTCCTGCGTAGGGTCCTCGTGGTCACCCATGTTGTGTACTTGACGGAAGACAGCTTTTTGAGTTTCGCTCATGATTGTGTTCCAGTAGAACTCACGACACACTCGGATACTGTAAGCTCCTTCGGTTGTGCGGAAAGTGATCTTCTTCGCTATTCCAACGAGGGCGGGTCCTAGGTTGGTTTTTAATGGGTTAGAGAAGAGGGGCTTGAGTCGGTTCCATCGGATTACGCGGCTGTATTCTTCTTTGATAAGGAAGAGTTCTATGATTCGGGTGACGACTTTTGCCTCGTCGTAAGAAAGCTCAGCGATAGGGAAACCGCCTTCCCCATACTCGTTCTCGTTGAACCGTTCGGCTAGTTTTTGAAGGGAAGTGTCGATTGGAGCTACTGTGTGGAATTGGGAAGTGAATTTCCCATATGGGATGGCGATGTATCTTCCGATGAGGTCGCCTGTCTTCGGATCGAACGTCTCGTTGAATTTGAGGCGGAAACAGGTTTGCTCGTTTGGAATAGCCTTCAGGGAGAAAAGCTCCTCCTCGGTGTATTGGCTCTCGAAAGATGCAGAACCACCGATTGGTCTCAGCGAGCTATCCAAAATGGTGAGGCTCTTCTCTGCTGCATGGGCAGATATCTTGTGATAGAAGATAACTACTTCCTCGCCGCCGAATATCATTTTTCGTACGTAGGCATTATTTTCGCGGAACATGCGTGGGTTCTCCTGTGGTTTGTGTCTGTTGGTCGTCTTAGGTGGGTAGATGTAGGCAGGTTAGGGGAGGATTTTGGGTTAGTAAAGCGGTAAAGTATCAAGGTCGTATTTCTGGAATATATGGCGTATTATGTCGTGTTATTCGGTTATAGGCGTGTTAGGGTGGTATTGGAATATAGTCGGAATTAGGGGTGGAAATTGGGGGTTGGAGGTCGTGGAAATTAGGTGGGAATTCCTCCATGGACGACGTTTTTAGGGCTAATACGATTTATGCAGAGTAATATGGATTATAGATGATAATAAATGGAAAACACGTCGTTATAGTCGTTAACACGTTTATATCGTTTTTGTTCACAAAAGTTTAGCACGACACCTTAGCCCTTAGGTAGTATTAGGTTACAGGGTGGTTTATATCGTTTTATACATGGAAAATACAAATACAGTAATAAGGGTGTCCATGGAAATATTTTGAGCAACTTGGGATATACACAGTCTAAAAACAGGGCCTGGAATTCCATATTACAGTATTTGTATTGGCAGCGTGTTTTCTTTTATAAACGACGTATAATCGAATGTTACCAAGCAATAAGGTTGGGGCAGTTGGGTTTTGTGAATAAGTG